GCATCGAACAGATGGCTAGGAATTTGTGCAAAGAAAAGGGAATTGACGCAGATAAGGCTTTTGAGTCATTTAAAAGCCAATTAGGAATGTGATACTAATTCTTGCAAGATTATGTATATAAAAATGAATTATGGAGGTAAATTCTATGTTTAACACAGGTAATTGTGCATCCGTTCCGCTTGTAGCGAACATTGACGGAAACGGAAATAACAATGGATGGGGCGCAGAAGGCTCATGGTTATGGTTCATTATCGTTATCTTCGCTATCTTCGGATGGGGTGGATTCGGTAACGGATTCGGAGGAAACGGAATGAATGGTGGTGTCGGAAGCGAAATCCAGCGTGGATTTGATAATCAGGCGGTTGTGTCAAAACTTGATGGCATTACAAACGGACTTTGTGACGGATTCTATGCAGTGCAAACAGGCATGAATGGCATCAACACAAACATTTTGCAGACCGGATTCGGCATCCAGCAGGCTATCAATGCTGATACAGTCGCTAACATGCAGAATACAAACGCATTACAGTCACAGCTCGCAAACTGCTGCTGCGAAACAAGAGAAGCTATCCAAGGCGTAAACTACAACATGGCAACTAACACTTGCGCGTTGCAGAACACCATGAACAGCAACACGAGAGACATTATCGACAGTCAGAATGCAGGAACACGCGCTATTCTCGATTATCTATGCAATGAAAAAATTTCTTCCTTACAGGCAGAAAATAATGACCTTCGTAGAGCAGCTTCACAGGATCGTCAGAGTGCATTACTTACAACTCAGATGGCAGCTCAGACACAGCAGATTATCAATGCAGTAAATCCGTCTGCTATCCCGGCATATGTTGTACCTAACCCAAATGCTTATGCATATGGATGCGGATGCAACACCGGTTGTGGCTGCTAAAACTAAATAATTGAGTATCTTAATTGAGTTTAACTCGATCATGTCTGCTAAGCAGTATTACTTATAACCAAAGGGCAGACTATAATGTTTGCCCTTATTTTTATGGAAGAGAGGTAAAAATAATGGAAGTAACAGGAATTGCATTACAAACTGTTGCCGCTGGAGAAGATGTGGCATTCACAGAAACAGCGGTAAATGGAACAAAATGTATCGTACACAGACAGGGAAGTGGAATTATCAAGCTAAGAGGTATCACAAATCAGTGCAAAGCGAGATTCCTTGTGTCGTATTCCGGCAACATTCAGATCCCGACAGGCGGAACAGTCGGAGAGATTTCTCTTGCAATCGCGGTTGATGGAGAACCTTTGCAGTCAACAAAGATGATCGTAACCCCTGCGGCAGTTGAGAATTTCTTTAATGTATCAGCACAGGCATATGTTGATGTACCTTGCGGTTGTTGCAGTACCGTAGCCGTGCAGAATACGTCCGCGCAGGCTATCGAGGTGCAGAACAGTAATTTGATTGCAGTAAGGGAGGCTTGATATTATGCATAAATTTGCGAAACAGATTATGGATTGCGTGAAAGCCCACGTTGACGGCATCGGAATCGAGAATTTTGAAGGACAAAACCTTGATGATCTCAAGGATTGGACAGAGATTGCAAAGAATATCGTATGCTTTGACAAAGACTATAACATTGTTGAAGCAATGAAAAAGTCTGAAAATAACGAGGATATTATGCGTATGCTTGAACAGTACGAGGATTATCCAGACAGAAGATTTTACGACCATTACCGCTATGCAAATGGCAGATTCGCACCGAAAGGACGTGGAACACGCAGAGGATATGTAGAACCTCCATATTATCATCAGATGCCGGAAGATTACCGGGAATGGGAAAATATGTCGGATGCAGAGCGAATGAGAGACCTTGACAGAATGAGTATGGGAAAGATGTATTATTCAGAGCCTATGAGCGGAAATAACGGCATGAGTACCGGTACTCACGATGCAAGAGAGGGCAGAGCCGGTATGAGCCGGAGAAGCTACATGGAGACAAAGGAAATGCATAACGGAAATTCACCGGAAGATAAGGACGCAAAGATGAAAGAACTCGAAAAGTACATGAAATCTCTTTCTGAAGATGTGACCGAACTGTTTTCCGGTATGTCCCCAGAAGAGAAACAGTTGACCAAGACAAAGCTGACTACGCTTGTCACGAAAATGTAATAGAGAGGGCATTTCGCCCTCTTTGTTTGCGAGGTGGTAAATTGTTCACAATAAACAATGAAATGTGGAATTTGGTCAAAGTATCGCGTTACAGCGATATGCTACAGAGAAGTGATGGAAGCAGGACGGTAGGAATGACCGACAGGGACACGAAAACGATATATCTTGCGGATGATCTACGCGGAAGGTTCCTTGACCGTGTGTTATGCCACGAATTATGCCATGCGTTCTGTCTTTCGTATAATGTATACATGGATATTGATACAGAGGAAATTGTAGCAGACTTCTTGGCTACATACGGAAGAGAAGTGTTTGAAATAGCAGACAGACTATTGATTGAACTTATGGAGGTTGTTGCATAATGGATAAAATTTCAGAACTCTTGCAGTACGTGCACCGGACGAATCCGGAAATGACTAGGGAAAGGCTGATAGAAGAGTTGAGCAAAAGTGATTATGCTGCGCGGTCTTTGATTTTTACGAAAGAAAACATCGTTGCGCTAGGGCAAAAATAAATCCGGCGGTTTGAATCGCCGCCGGAATTGTGTCAGACTTTCGGAATGTAAGAACCTTTCATTATTTCTATAGCGAGTTTCGCGCCTTCCGTCATATAAAAATCATTATTCTTTGCACAGCAACTAAAAAGCAGTTCCTCAAACTCTGAATATAAATTTTCACTTAATAACCCTTTTAGTTTCTCTGTTAAGGGAGAAAAGTATTCAACAAAAGCATTTCCGGTTTCATTGTCAAGCTGACTTGAACATACAATTTTGATAAATTCATCCATTTTAGTAGTCTCCTTCTTCTGTTAATAAATAGTTGATATATCCTGTCGCAAGTCTGGCAAGGCTTTTACTGCCATCCAACAAATCCAATTTGTACTCTGGTCTATATCCAAACCTCTGCACATAGAACTTTTCTTCAAGTTCTAAGTCGTAAATGTCAGATAGCTCCACGAGAATCTTGTGATATAAAAATTTTCTCGTCCACCCAAACTGTTCCATGATAATTTTTAATTTCCAATTATTTTTTCTGAACCACGCTCCGCGTGATGCGTCCAATTGCTGTTTTGAAATGTAACAATCTGCAAATAGGTCATCATTTTTCGGCAATGCCGCCTGTGGTTTCTTTATGGCTTTCTCCATATCGGTAAAACGTTTCACGTATCGGGCAGTAAATACGATGCCTTTTTCTCCGTTGAATTTGTTCGCAAGAAAATCACATCCTAACTTGGTTACTTTGTAGCACTTGTTTTCTTTTCCGGATTCATCTTTGTAGGTAGATGGAATGAAATAATCACTCGCACCTAAATTGTGGTGAGTCAAAATTTCAATGATTCCTTCGGTATGTTTGCCCCTTACATCCTGTCCTTCCAATTTTCTTAAAACTCTGTCGTGACGCATTCCCATCATTTCTGCAATCTCTAAAGTAGTGATGGTTTGTTCTATTTGGTTCATGCTTATTCTCCTTTCTGAAAAACAACATTATGTTTGTTTTGAACAACCTCATAGTTGTATTATAAACAACAGTTTATTTGTTGTCAACAATATTTTAGTTGATTTATTGTTTTATTTGTTGTATTCTGTTTCTTGTATAAGAAAGGAGGCGTATGATGTTTACCAAATTATTAAGATTAACATTGGTTGAAAAAGAAATGACAGCTAAAGAGTTAGCCGCAAAGATAGGGACAACTCAACAGAACCTATCAGCAAAAATGAAGCGTGACAACTTTTCAGAAAAGGAAATGCGGCAGATTGCGGATGCATTGGGGCTTGATTTAGAAATTGTAATGAAAGAGAAGAAATAAGAAAACCCGCCTAACTGGCGGGTCTTTGATGAAAGAAAATTTTTCCCGCGCCCCAAAAAATATTTCGTAATTTTTTTGTACCCCCCTGGGGTAGCGTTTTTGGGGTCAAGATTCCATTTTCACGGATTCTCAAAAACGTGTAACGAACGTGCAATTATCTGCGATATCCCGCAAACAGCACAAATACACTATATGTTATGCCATATATAGATAATTCATTGATGATATTTGATGATATTGCCGATCACAGGCAAACGCCAGAAGACGCTTGCCCGGCTGTAGTTATAGTCTAGCATAGACCGCATTTTACCACTTGTCAAGATAGTTTTTCCCATCGTACCGGCTGTAAGTGTGTGTTATGTTTTCCGTCCTTTGCGTGATCTGCAACCAGTCGCCGCCACGCTGGGCGGTTATTTTGATTTTTGCAGACTCCACCCATTCCACACCCTCATATTTCGAGTAGCCGCACGTTTTTCCGGATATTTCCAGATAGCCAAGGGCGGACACCCGGCGCAAAATCTCCCTTTTACCGATATATTCATATTTTGCCATGCTTGCCACCTCCAGACGTTCCGCGCCCACTCATGCATATATCTTTGCATCCGTCACGCGATAGTTGGTTTACGATCAGCCACGCTTGCAAGTCCCCATACGCCACCCGGCGCAGAGTTTGCCCCTTAAGAGTTGCTTTAATATCATAGATCATGGATTCACACCTCCTTGTATTGTGTTTATTTGTCAATGTGCGCGCGGAAACTGGCTCCCACGCAATCCACGTTCCCGGAATCGAACCGGCGCAAAGTCACCAGACACGCGAAAAAGGGCGGAAGAGTACCGCCCTAAATTACAACAAAATCCCCTTGAAATCCTGTTGTTACGATCATTTTTCCGTCAGATCTGCGGTACACAACGCCGCATCCGTCCGCAAAAGTTGACCACACGAGCCATCCGGGCGGTGTGAGGTTTTCACCGGTTTTATAATCCAGGAATGAGTAACGCGGAATAACGCCGCTTTTTTCTTGATCTAGCGCGTTGTTAATTGCTTGCGATTCTGTTACGATCTGCACACCTTTTCCCGTGTGCAAAATATATCTTTCTTCCATTTCTTATACCTCTTTCCTTTTATTTGCTCATTTTTGAGTAAAAACCGCCGCCGGTAGTGATCCGGCGTGCATCCTCTGCGGCGGCTAATGTTTATAATGCTTTCTTTGATTTGTAGCTTGCACTTGATAAGTTACCCATCTGCAATTAGACGGCTCATAATTTCCAAATGGATTTATGCGGTCAATAGTAAGATCGTCTGAATAACCGTTATTTATAGACCAATCATAAAAAGTTGAAAAGCTATTCCGCCATTCGTTGCAAATTGAAACACCTTTCGCACCATAATATTTATAATTTGGTGAATTCTTGTTGCAACATCTGCTTTTCATGTTTCGCCATATTCTGCAAAGCCTTGTATTTGATAAATGGTGGTGTTCGAGTTTGTATCCCGAGCAACCGCAAGAAGTTATTTCACCACTTTTTAGCCTTCCTGATTCTACATCTCTATATTTTCCACATTTGCATATGCAATGATAAATAACATGTTTATTTTTATTTGGTAATCTTTCTAATACCGTTAAATCGCCGAACTTTTTACCTGTTAAATCTAAAAAATTGTTTTTGCCCCTCAAGCATCCGCAACTTTTCTTTTCGCCTTTAATCAATGCACTTCTATTTGCGAGCGTAGTATTTCCACATTCGCAAGAACATAAATAGACCTTTTCAGCTCTTTTGTAGTTCGGATTAATTCCATTGTAAGATATTACTGTCAAAAGTCCGTAATGTTTTCCGATTATGTCGTTTGTTTTATCTTTTTTCAATATATTCACCTCCGCGTGTATAAAAAGCCGGGGAATTGAACCCCGGTAAACGCCGCCGCTTGCCTAGATTTAAGGTTTAAAAAATTTTGCGATCTATTTCTGTTTCTTCAAACGTCTCATACAAATGTGCCACTTCGGAAAATTGTTTCTTTGCGATTTTACAAGCCCTTGCGTATGCCGAACGGTCATTTGCGGCTTCAACGAAATCTGTATCTCCGTTATTCATTTCAAAGTAGTATGTTTTCATGCGATCAACCTTCCTTTATTCAAAAATGAACCCGTAGCCGCTAGTCTGTGCTGCTCTCTGAAATTCTTCTTTTCCATACTTTTGATACATCTTTTCAAGATTTGCGGAAATGTCAAACCCTGCAAGTTTTAACTCAAACAATATTTGTATTTTGTCGTCCATATTTTCCCTTTCTGGTCTGCCATCATCAGAGCCGGGCGACCATCCCACGGCTGACGCTCCAGATCGGAGCGTTTCGGCTATGCTATGCAGATTTCAAATACATCGCCTTGGACGTGTTCAAAATCGACTTTTTCAAAAATGCCGATTCCGTAAAAGTCGGCTGTGAGTTCCCCGAAGTGGTTATACTCAAACGCGATTCCGCTCTTTTTCAGTTCGTTGATCGCGTCACCGTCCTTTGTTGTTTCCCATGTAAAACGCATTCCCGTCTTTCTCATGTTTAAGCCCTCCCTATAAAATTTTCGAAATCTGTAAAATCTGTGCTTCGCTCAAATGATCAATAACAACGTTTCCGTTTACGTCGCTCAATTCGTATTCATCTGGAAGAGTAGCGAAACCGTCAAACTGGTTCGAAATATAATAACCTTTGCTTTCTAATAATGTTTCTGCCGCTTTCATATCTTTCATGTTGTAACCTCGCTTTCGTGTTTCATTTGATATACTAATAGTACACGATAATAGATTATAATACAATTGACACAATACACGAAAATAGACGACGCAAAACAGCAGTTTATTGTGCAATATGATACATGAGAATAGACGTTGACATGGTGTGAAAAATCTATTATCATATATAAAAAGAAAAGAGGTGTGACGCATGGCGAATTATGGCACAAACGGATATATTGACTTTTCCAAGCTGTGGAATATCTTAGATAAGAAAGAATATAATAAACAGTGGCTAAAGAATAACGGAATCCATTCTAATACTGTAGCGAAGCTGACCAAAAACGAAAATGTAACTTGTGAAGTTATATGTAATTTATGCAAACTGTTAAATTGCCAGCCGGGCGATATTATGGAATATAAAAATAATTAAAATACATGAAAATAGACTATTGACATATACACGATAATAGACTATAATACAACCATAGCAAAGAGATAGAGCAAAGGCGAAAGCCAAGAAAGGGGAAACACCATGAAAAAATATATTGTAAAAGATCGGGGCATTGAATGGAGTTATGACAACAAAGAAAAGGCTGCTAAGAAAGCCGCTGATCTGAACACGGAAGTAACAGAAAAAACCGTGTGGAGATATTACGCCCCATATTATACAAGCGGCACTGCAAACTATCGGGAAATCACGGGTGAAACTTTAATAGACACAATAGAGAAAGGCTTTGATCAGATCATAAAAGATTATGATCTTGGCGGCGTTTCAGGCTTGAAATTGAAGTCTGTTAAATTACAAAAGGAAGATGGGTATGCGAATTTAGTTGTAGATTTTATACCACTCGGAAAACTTGGAAAAGAACTTTCAGAGGAAGAAAAGGCAGTAAAAATTGAATGGGTTACAGATGATGAATTCCAGGGCGAATACACTTTTACATTGAACAAATAAAAGGCTAGCGGAGCCGATAAGCTCCGCTATTCTGCATTAAGGAGCAAATAAAAACATGGCTAAAGTTGTAAAAAAATGCGTTGTCTGCGGGAAAGAGTTTTATTGCGAATCATCGCGTGACATTGTGACCTGCTCGAAAGAATGCCGGTTGATACATTTGAGCCAAACACATACGGGGTTAAAGCGCTCCGAAGAGAGCAAGCGCAGGATGTCAGAAACAAGGCGCGCGAATCCGCGAAATACAGAAATACAGCGAAAAGCTACAGAAGCCGCAAAGAACAGTCCGAAATCCGGACGGTTTGAAACAAACAGGGCGGCGATAGATTGGCATTTAGTAAGCCCAGAGGGAGAGCACTTTTATATTCACTCCCTGTCCTTTTGGCTTAGGGAAAATTGCAATAAATATTTTGGAGTAGAGCCGGACAGCAAGCAATTTTTTAATATAATTGCGGGGTTGAGCCGCGTTAAAAGATCGGTTCTTGGGACACTTCCAGAAGGGCAACGCCCCGGATATAGTTATAAAGGTTGGTCAGTGATTCCGACCGAGGATGATAAACAGGATAAATAAAAGATTGGACAAGGGCAGTTTTCCGGCTGCCTTTTCTTTTTTGCCATGTCCAAAATCAACAACTCTACCGGGCATATCTTACAAAATCTCCGAAAAATCGTAAACAAACTATAAAACTTTTCTTAAATTTTTATAAACAAGGCTAGGCTCATTAGGTCTTTGACAAGTTCCAAAATGATAGAATAGTATCAGTTTTTGGTAAAAATCGTCTGACATAAGGCGACACAATCGTCTGACGTCGCTTTTTCAGAACTATGTTTCTCTTTCTCTCTCTTTTTCTTAATCTTTTTTGATTAATAATAATACACTGTATCTAAAGCCTATAGGTTTATATTTAAGTTATATCCGCATACGCGCGCGGCGTAAGTATATAATACCACCGTAAAAAATTAAGGCTTGACTTTAAACCCGGAAATAGTGTATACCAAAAGCAGAGAGATTAACAGATTGGAGGTGTGAATATATGCAGGATGTAAAGAGTGTAGAGAATGTAGATCTTACAACCCTTATAGTGGATCTAGGTACAGTACAAATATATACATCAACTGTACAAGATTTAATAGACAACGCTTGTATAGAATTTCACATCGAAGATTTACTAAAAGCCGGGCAGAGACAATGGAAAGCTGTTATGCAGTATGTTGGTATGCATTTATTCCCAGATACATCGGTACTAAAAGACAAGAGTTTGAAACCTCTTGGTAATGCAACTATACCGACTAACTGCAATAGATACGATAGAGAGGTATTATATAAGCTTTGTGATTATTATATATATATATCCAATGTGTATAGCAAGTTGGTAAGTACAGTCGCATTCAGTTATTTTTGTAATATACCTACAAACACAATGGATATATGGAGTACAGAAGAACCAAGTTCGTTGGCTTTCAAGATGTGGCAAAAATTGCAACGATCTCGTAAGGATTGCATCCTTGATCGGGCATATGATTCCAATAGTCCGGTTGGCACCATGTTCGTGGGAAATAACGAGTTCGGTATGAATCAGCCGGGAATCGGCGATAATGCCACCCAAAGAAGGGCAATCACAGCGCAGGAACTGCCAAGGCTGGACGAGAAAAAGAGCCAAGAATTGCACGCAATTGATACACAATTCACAGATGCAGTGGCAAATAACACGGTTTAAATTGTGTGTGATTATTCTACAATTCGCAAATGCAGTAATATCAAGGGGTGTAGCGTTTTAACTATTCGTGAACTATTCGGAAAAGTTAGGTTTTGCGAATAGTTGCAAGGGTATGACATGAATTGTATTAAAACAATTTGATTTTCACACAATGACAACAAAACGAAATGGAAAATATTTTAGATTTCCATGTTTCAAGAAAAGGATGGGGGAGGGGGTCTAACAGAAAGACCACCGGGCGGCTACTAAGTCCCTTAAATACCTAAAAAAATAAAAAGCCTTATTCTCAACCAAAGGAGCATACATGAATCCACTAAAAATTACCGAGCCAATAAATTCTACAGACTCAGAAGAATTTCAAGAAGAGGTAAACAGAGTAATAAAATCACTGTCCGAATCTTATCGTGAGGTAGTAGACATTAAATATTCTACACACGTATTCAATGGCTGTAAGAAAGGTTATAGCGCAATAGTGCTTTACCGATAACGATAAAAAGCCACTTACAACACACCCATTGACTTTCACCGAAAATAGGCTATAATAAATTTATAACAATTCACTTTCACGTTGCGAATCGCAACTAAATTTCCAAAAAAATTTTTAAAAACAAAAAAGAGTGTTTCGGACAGGAGAATGATATATGACCGGAAATGAGTATCAGTCGTTAGCCATGCGGACAAATGATCGCAAGGCGACAGAAAGAATTTCGGATAAACTTGATTTGCTTAAATTTTGCAAAAAGAACAATATCGCATCTGCGTTGCAAGATTATGACATTGGCGGCATCTTTAATGCTTGTCTCGGACTATCCGGTGAAGTTGGAGAATTTAACGACATAATCAAAAAATGGATTTTCCATGAGAAGCAGCTTGATATTGAACACGCAAAGAAAGAAGCTGGCGATATTTGTTGGTATCTTGCAATGCTTTGCGAATCCTTCGGCTGGAGCCTTGATGAAATCATGCAAATGAACGTAGACAAGCTTAAGGCGCGTTACCCAGAAGGGTTTGACATTGAAAGAGCAAACCACAGAGCGGAAGGTGATGTTTAATGGCAAGCTGCAGCAATGAGTTGATGAAAACCGAGTATTCCGAAACCTTTGATGAAAAACGCAAAGGTTTGATTGAACAGTCATATTACAAATACGGACCAGCAAGAATGAACTTCTCCACAGGAAATGTTAATGCAATTGAAAGTTTGAAAATGTGTCTTGCCAAGTTTGAAGAGACCGGAAACCTTGAATACCTGTGTGACGTTGCAAACTATGCCATGTTCCGGTTCATGTTTCCACAACAGGGCGAATACTTCAAACATACGGACTCTGATGAATCTGCAGGACTTTTCGGTATGAGCGTAAATGAAATGGAACGATTCAAACAGGAACACAGCTTTGAGGATGGGAGATATTGATATGGCTTTGAAAGTTATTGCAACAGCGACAGATGCCCTCGTAATACTGGGACTTATGAGAGGACAGGTAAAACAAAAAGACAATTCAAACGCAATGGGGTATTTGCTTTCATATGCGATTTTTGCAATGAATATTATGGTCATTTGGAAATGATGGGCTATCGCCAAACGGTAAGGCACAGGATTTTGATTCCTGTATTCCGGGTTCGAATCCCGGTAGTCTAATTGGTTACATGTTGACGTTTCATGTAGCCACGTATGTTTTCCATACGTACTTGAACCCTTGGCTGAGAGTTTCAGGTATTGGGTTCCTCCTTTCGCCACTAGGACGATTCTGTTAATGACGGTGCGAGACCGTCCGGTGGTATTCTATCATGCGTCTATCCCACGGCGCATGATCGTGTGTAACGCATAGCACGTAAAACATATTGCTAACCGTCTTGTGGCGGTTCTGGGGAAGCGGCAACGATTGGCGGTGTTGCGGCTGACTGTAAATCAGTTCCCAAGTGGTAAACATTGTAGGTTCAATTCCTATCTTCCCCATTTAAACATGATTACCTCGGTGCAGATGGATTTTTCAATCCTGCCGAGACACATGGCAATGAGTTGTTCCAATTCGAGATATTGGATTGGCTGACAGCTTTTGCTTGAAAGTGATTTTAAGCAAGAAGATAGAAACTATCAACAATTCTGTGTGGTGTATCGTCATAGAGAAGTCAAAGGCAGAATCCTTGTGGCTGACGAATAATAGACGCTTGCTGTGCAAGAATAATCCGTTGATGTGTGTGGTGTGAGAGACCACGGACTATATGCGGAAAACTCATTAAGTCAGTTTGCCTTGAATCCGGGAAGCCGGAGTATAACACAAGAAATTCGTTAAAGTAGCGGTATGGCAGAAACAAATAAGTAAGGTTTGCTTAACCAAAACATTCTGAACGAACCGTGAAATTTGTGGGTATCAATCCCATTCGTGCTTGACAGGGGTAAGAAGCAAAGGGTCGCGTCCGGAAGCTCAGACTTATCTCCACGGTGGCTGAATATGACTGTATCTGTGATGAATAAAGGGAAACCTTAATCATGTTTATTTTGCAGTGTTCCCATAATGGAATTGGAGCCGGTTGCTATCCGGTCGGGCGTTTATTCGCCTTGTAGGTTCGAGTCCTACACACTGCGCTTCGGTCAAATTACGCTGTCTGTCAGCAGATGGTCTATGTTTTGGCTGAAAATCTGGAAACAGCGCAGAAACGTAAAGGCGGAGGACTGCGAAAACAACGTACATCCGAGGTAAGGCATGAAGCGGATTGCCAGCGCTCTCTGAAAATAGTCGGTGGTTTATGGGAGCATATAGAAAAGCCGTATGTCCGGGTGGTGAGGGGGCGGTCTTGAAAATCGTTGGCTGTAAAAGGCTTGCAGGTTCGAATCCTGTGTACGGCGTTTGCTCGAAAAAATCGGGCGTTGATATGTGGCGAAAAAGGTAAACGCTATTGCCGTAAGATAATTCGTTGAAACCGGCAACCTAGATGACGAGAAGTGCACTAATCATGCATGGTGCAAATCCATGCCATATCAATTCAATTACATTTATTACACACAAAAGACGCGGAATCTCACGAGGATTCCGATTTTTGCTATGATTGGGGTACAAAATATGACAAACTGCGTGAATTGTGGCGCACCGATCGAAACCGACAAAAAGGTGTGTCCTTATTGCAAAACTCCATATGATGTAAGTGGATTCAAGGCTGAAATAGGGGAAATGTTCGGAGAAATTACGATTGGTGGAAAAACAAGTAGAGTATATCTAGGAAATGTAGAACGCAATCAGCTATTAATCGAGCCATATTATGATGCAAATGGTATTTTGCATCGTGAGATTCCAAAAAACAATACGCAAATTTACTTTGATTGAGGTGTGAATTATGACAAGTTGCTTGTGCTGTGGAATGCTAATACTTGACTCCGAAGTTGATAGGTGCCCTTATTGCAAATACCTATTTACACAGATTCCGGCAAGGAACGTTCCAGAAAGTCAGCCGGAGAAGGTGGAAACGGCAATATTTGAAAACGTGGTATTTAATAAAGGGGATGGGCGGAAGAATGTGTGATTTTTGTCGGAATAAAAAGAAAATCATTGATGGTAAAGGAAATTTAGTTCTTTTTGGAGCTGAAAATAACATGATTTTCGACAATAGCGATGGAAAAGAGGTTGCAGGAGCCGTAAAAATTAATTTTTGCCCTATCTGCGGAAGAAAGTTGGTGTGATATGTGTGAATTTTGCGAGAAAAAATTTCCTATCATAACACATTATGGCAAATTTAAGATTGATAAGTTGTCAAATAAGCCTGTAATTACATGCGACTTGAATAAATGTCCGCCCTTTGCGGTGTGTAGCAGTAAAGATATGAATGTTGAAATGGTAATGAAAATAGCTTATTGCCCTATCTGTGGTAGAAAAATGGTGTAGTAATGGCAGAACCTTTAAGTAAATTAGCAGAAAAATGTAAAAGTTGCCCAAAATCTGAAAAATGTGACCATAAAAGAATGGAGTTATGCGCTTTAGCGGATTTGCCACCGCAAAATTGTGCAAGCGCTACACAAGACATTTTGATAGACAATATGGCACCTATATTGAGGGAAGAAATAAAAAGCCCTTTAAGCCCATTTCGGTACAAAGACGAATTAGAAAAAGTACTAAATGATTTGCATTTTGGGAATATGTTTATGAATGGTGCTTAGAAAGTTGGTGGAAGCATGAAACATCAAAAAGAATGGTGTACTTGTGATCGTTGTGGTGCGGAAATTAAAAAAGGAATACTTTGTGGAGATTCCATTACAAGGAATGGCATTTTAAATACCACATACGACTTGTGCTATAAGTGTATGGAAGATTTTGAGGAGTTTATGAAGAATGAAGAATGAAAGACAATGGCGCGCTTGCGACAGGTGCGGAAAAGAAATAAAAGTAAAACCAATAAGTGAATTTGAATTTATGCCGATTGGTGATTATTTTACTCCAAGTCCCATTTTTGAAGATGGAGACGTAAGGGGAGAAATTAAAGAGATTCATTCAAACAGATTATTTCCGTTTGGTCGTACATATGATTTATGTCCTAAGTGCAGAAAAGATTTTAAGGAGTTTATGAGAAATGATAGTTAATATGGGAACCAAAACCTATGAAATGAGCAGCAAGCAGGCAAAAGCTATTCTTGAAACTGCTAAGAAACTTGCAAATTGCAACATATACGGCATCGAAAAAGATAATGTGGTGATTATGCTGAATGAAAAGTATGAGGACGATATGAGCCTTAAAAAAGCCGTAGAGGAGTATAAGAAGAAAGGGTTTAAGGTGCATTGGAAATGAAAACACTAGTTTACTTTATCAAAAATTTGAAATCTTTTTATCAGTTTTATAAAGATTATAAATATAACGGTGCTGAATGTGAGTTTATTATCCAGAATTATCAAGAAGTTTTATGTAGCCGAACAAAAACTATGAGCAAGCCGACATATTATGCAAATTCCGTTATTGGAGAGATGGATAGGTGGTATGAAGATTCTTGGAAATCTATGTATAAATGCGAACCATTTGAGCCAGAAGAAGAAAAAATTATGATAAAATCCGATGGCAAAACCGCACAAGTGTTTATTGACGGCAAAAAAGTAAGCTGCACGGACATGGAGTTGCATTTTATCGCTCATGCAAAGCAAAGTCCAATGATTAAAGTTGATGCACGATGGCATAAAACGGATGAAAACGGAAATATGATTCTGAATGAGGATAAGACTTCGATATTGACAGATGGTATAAAAATAAATTGTTGAGGGGGCGAGATTATGAAAATAATTAGAAATGGCGATTTGAGATACGCAAGAAAGCCTTTACAGTTTGAGTGTAAGAATTGCAAAACCGTTTTTGAAGCGGAAAGGACTGAATATCAATATTGCGGAAATCAAATAGAAGGTGATAACTACAAGTGTGAATGCCCTTTGTGCCACAAAACAGTATATTACAGCTAAAATAATGATTGCTGATTATCAGCGGAAAGGAATTTTTATGAAAAAATTATTTGTAAGCGTGCCAATGAAAGGCAGAACAGAGGAAGAAATCAAAGCAAGCATCCAAAAGATGAAAAAGATTGCTGAAATATATGAGGGAGAAGAATTAGAGCTTATCGACAGCTACATTGAAGATAACCCACCTAAAGACAACAATGAAGCTGTATGGTATTTAGGTGAAAGCCTTAAGAAGCTGGCACAGGCTGATGTATTCATGGGAATATGTGAGAGCTACGATTGGAACGGCTGTTGCATTGAAATGGAAACAGCAAATAAATATGGCATTAAAACATATACGATTCCGGTAAGGTATGTAATCGATGATTATAATGCACTTATAAACAAATTGCATCCGGTTTGCAATGAAGGAATGCCAACATTCTAACAAAATTTTGCCGGCTAACAAATGGAGTTAGTCGCTAACCTAGAAAAATTATAGGCAGAGGTCAAGGCACTTCTGCTTTTGCGGAGGTGCTTTTTTATTTGGCTTCAAAGCAGTTAATCAATGCAGTAAATGGATATGAAAACTACATACAGAGAAAAGGCGTTGATGAACAAGTAATAGATGCATACATACAAGCCGTAGCGGTTGCCTTAAGGACAGAACATGACGTTGATTATGGATTGAAAATATCCGCAAGGGCAAAGCAACTTATAGCAAGCTATGTCAAGCAATATACAGGTGGCAGAGTTGCAGACTTAGAAGTGTATGCCGGGGAACATGATACGACATACAAGGTGCTTCAACAATTCTACGATGTTTTGATGTATGAATCAGCCTATCTTGTGGACAGCTTTTTTTATTACATTGAAATTGATGAAAAGGATCCGTGGAAAAGATTTTATTTCCCAAGAAGAAAAGTTCTACAGCCTGTAGTCGGAGCATACCAGGAGATTTACGATGGAAAATTGGATTTTCTGTCTGTATCGCAACCGAAAAGAACAGGAAAAACAACAGGCGGTCTGAAATTGGCGCAGATGATGGGTGGGCGCGACCCGGACGGAAGTATATTCGGTGTTGGAAAAGGCGAAGGACTTGTTAAGCGATTTTATGGTGGCTTATTGCAAGGCTTTGAAACAGAAAGCACGTACAACAGATTCTTAAGCGTTTTCCCGGAAGCAACAAAGATAGGAGAAAAGGACTATAAAAGTGCTGAAAATCTATCAATCGACCTTAAGAGCAAAAATATCTTCCCAACATTTACCTGTAGACCTATTGATGGTGCAATTGTAGGATGTACCGAAGCAAATGTGCTTGTCTATATTGATGACTGCGTTAAAAACCATGAGGAAGCGCGAAATAGAGATAGATTGGAGTTCCTTTGCGAGAAAGTAACAGATGATGTTCTCGGTAGACGATTAGAGGGAACACCTATTATCATACAGGGAACGAAATACAGTTTGTATGACCCAATTACGGCTTTACAAAATAAAGCTGATGAATTGGAGTGGAGATGGAAAGAAGTTGCGATTCCGGCACTTGACCCGATCACAGATGAAAGCAATTGGGAGATTTATCGAAAAGATAAAAAGGGATTGCGGAAGATATTCACAACCGTTTACTACCAAAAGGAAAGAAAACTTGTTTCGGAAGAAACGTGGGCGGCAGAGTTCCAACAAGAACCATTTGAAGCAAAAGGGCGAATGTTTGCGGAGAATGAGCTTAATTATTTTGAGGAACTTCCTGTTGATCGAGAACCAGATGCAATTATGGCGGCTTGTGATAGTGCAGATAAGGGAGAAGATAGCTGCTCAATGCCGATTGGCTATGTGTACGGCAACGAGGTTTATATCGTAGATGTAGTGTTCGACAATGCCGGAACGCAGTTTACCAAGCCGGAATGTGCAAATATGCTTATTAAGCACAACGTAAAGACGGTTACATTCGAGAGTAACAGTGCAGGAGAATATTTTGGTCGTGATGTAATGGACATTGTAAAAAAGCAAGGCGGAAGATGCAGCGCACGGTTTAAGTTTAATTGTTCAAACAAAATAACTCGAATGGAAAATGCGAGAGATAATATCATTCGTGATTATTATTTCCGCGATTTCAAGAAAATGGACAGGCAGAGCCAATATTACAAGTTTATGAAAGAACTTACGACCATGACAAGAAGTGGAAAAGTAAAGCATGATGATGCACCGGATTCTGTTGCTTTGTTTGAGAACGAGATGCGAAGCGGAACGCAAGCAAAAGTAGAAGCGGCAGTAAACCCATTTAGGAGGTATTAGGATATGACAACAGACAAATATCTTTCACAGATAAGCAGAATTGACCATGCGATTGCAAATAAGCTGGAAGAAATAAAAAGGCTATCCGATATGGCAACATCTATATCCATATCCCCGAAAGAGGTGGATGTGCAATCATCCGGCAATCCCGACAAAATGGGGAGCGCGGTATCGAAGATTGTTGATTTGCAGAATGAGGTTCAGGCACTTGTAGATGAATTGGTTGATAAAAGACGGATTATCATATCGCAAATTGACAGTATGGATAATACAGATGTATATATCGTTCTTTCATCACACTATGTCAATGGAAAAGATTGGAACTTGATTTCTGTTGAGATGAAATATTCCTACAGGAACATTATGAAACTTAGGAAAAGAGCGTTGCAGGAGTTTGAAAGACGTTATGGACAGCTTTACTCTGAAAAGAGTGCATAAAAGTACACAATAGTTCACACTCTTTCACAACATTTCCTAAAACTTGCATGGTATACTAAAAGAGTAGAAAAAACAAAATTCTACAACCCCAAAAGCATATAACCCGTAAAAGACACTGTCAGAAATGGCGGTGTTTTTTATTTACAAGAAAGAGGTTGTTATGAAAAAAGCAACTATATATTGCCCGGATTGTGGAAGAATTGCCGGACATTATGATGGGAGATCTACGATAGATCATCCGTGTAAATGTAAAAAATGCAATCATATTGTGATTTATCGCGTGGCAACAGGCAAGATTGAAACAAAGCCAATACCGAAACGCGCTTGCAGTAGTGGAGTTTTATTTATATGAAGAACACACAGTATTTTCATGACCTTGTAAAAGGCAGATATGGAAGAAAAATTGCATATGCTAACGTAGAACAGATTACGGCAGACAATATCGTAAATGTTGTCGGAAACTGCATTGGTGCATTTTATTTCAACAAGACGATCATCCGTTATTTGTGGAACTACTACAAGGGCGATCAACCTGTATTGTACCGAACAAAGGTACAGAATGCGGATATAACCAATAAGGTATCTGAAAACCATGCCTATGAGATTGTTCAATTCAAGGTTGGTCAGACTTACGGTGAGCCAATTCAGCTTATCAGCAGGAAAGATGATGACCGTATAAACAATGCGGTTGATGAATTTAACGATTATCTAACCGATGCCAATAAGCAGGAAAAGGACATTAAGGCAGGAGAGTGGCAATCAGCAACCGGAACGTCATTTAAGGCGGTACAGATTACAAAAAATAGAGATATACCATTTAGAATTGTTGCACCGACACCAATGAATACGTTTGTTATCTACAGCCAATCCACAGAAGAACCACTTTTAGCAATCCAAGAGCTTAAGGACGCCGATGGACAGATGTATAAACTCTGCTACACGGATTCATACGAATGCAAGATTGTAAATGGAGAGGTTCGAGATTGGCAACTGCATGGTTTTGGTGGAATCCCGATTGTTGAGTTTCCGAACAACCATGAGCGCATTTCTGATATTGAGCTTGTGATCGGACTATTGGATGCAATCAATACGATGCAGTCAAACCGAATGGATGGCGTTGAGCAGTTTGTTCAGTTTTGGATAAAGTTTGTAAATTGCGACATTGACCCGGAAACCTTTGAAAAAATGAAGATTTCCCATGCGCTGACCGTAAAATCCAACAATGAGCAGAATAAATCAGATGTTGACATTATGACACAAGAGCTGAACCAGACAGAGTGCCAAGTTGCAAAGGATGATCTGTGGGATAATGCACAGTCCATTCTTGCCATACCAAATAAAAACAACAATAATTCCGGTGGAGATACACAGGGAGCGGTTGAGCTTAGAAACGGATGGGATTTCTCAAAGTCGAGAGCAAAACTGAAAGACCCAATTGTAAAGTCGGCTGAAAAAAGACTTGCGAAAGTTGTTTTGAATGTAATTCGTATACAGGATCACGATTTGGGATTGAGTTTGCGCGACTTTGATGTTCAGATTAACCATAGCCCACAAGACAATATGTATACCAAGTCGCAGACCCTATATCAGCTTTTACAAGCCGGTATTCATCCACTTGTGGCAATTAAATCTGTAGGGCTTTGGGGAGATGCAGAAAAGACATTCCTGTTGTCAAAGCCATACTTGGATAATCTGTGGAAAACCATTGATGATGTAGAAGCGCAAGAACAGAAAGCACAAGAATTGATAAATAAAATGAATACAGATGGCACACAGAGCCAAATAAACAAAGATAAGACAGTCACCGAGTAATCGGCGGCTGTTTTTATTTTATAAAAATTCGCAAAGTTGTGAGCGTAAAAATCAACAATGTCGTTCGGTGTCGTTGCACCGTATAAAAATTCGTATGACATATCGGAGGTAATGAATGAAGAGAGAAGATCTGATTGCTATGGGATTAAGCGAGGAAAACGCGGACAAGATCATGGCAGATTACGGAAGTTCCGTACAGAAAGCCAAAGCAAGGGTTGACGAGTACAAGACAAAGGCTGACAAAGCTGAAGAGTTGCAGAAGCAGCTCGATGATATCGAACAGGGAAAGCTCACGGAAGTCGAGCAGGCAAATAAGAACCTCGAAAAAGCCAATGCGAGAATCGCGGAACTTGAAAAAGCGCAGGCAATAGCCACGCAGAGAGCCAATGCTGCATCTAAATTTAATGTTACCGCAGAACAGGCAGCGCAGATTGTAAAAGACGATGGCAGTTTTGATTATGACGTTCTTGGAAAGATTATCTCTGAAAAAGAGACCGCCGCAGCGCAAGCCAAGGAGCAGGAGATTGCAAAAGGCAGTACGAATCCGGGCGGTGGCACGGCTGGCGGAAATAAAGACAACGAAAAGACAGAAGCGGAAAAAGCCGCAGAGTCGATCGGAAAGACCTTAGCCGGAACGAATCAGGCGGCTAAGTCGGTAGTAGACAGTTATTTATCGTAAGGAGGTTTTAAAGATGAAGTTTACTGAAAAAAGTGTAACAACTCAGCTTGAAATTCTGAAAAGAAAATTAGGCGGTGAGCTGTTCGAGGAAATCAAACTTGATGATACCGCATTCACAGAAGGCGTGTGCAAGGCAGGAAGTCCAATCGCCGTAGATGGAAAAGTTGATAAGGAAACAAAGCCAATCGGAATTTTACTTACAGATGTTTATAAGGACGAGAACCCTAACGGAACAATCCTTAGAGCGTTTGGAGTTGTAAATTCTGCAAACATTCAGACAAGCACAGGAGAAGCTGTTGCAGAGGCAGTTAAGACAGCCCTTCCGTTAATCGTATTTGAATAGGAGGTAATACAGAATGAACATTAGAGATGTGTATAGTGCAAAAGCAATCGCGCTTGTAAACACAGAGGTAGCAAGTAATAAAATTGCGTATCTTGGTTCGGGATTATTCCCAGCTAAGAAGAAAATGGGACTTGATCTGAAATGGATTAAGACTTCCAAAGGACTTCCGGTTTCTCTTGCACCATCAAATTTTGATGCAGTGTCAACGTTAAGAAGCCGTGAGGGATTCAAACTCACAGAAACAGAGATGGCTTTCTTCCGCGAGTCTATGCTGATTGAGGAAGCAGACGAACAGGAAATCATGCGAGCACAGGACAGTGCTGATCCATATGCAGCAGATGTATTAAGCAGAATCTTTGATGATGCAAATACTCTGATTGATGGGGCAAACGTAGTGCCGGAACGTATGATTATGCAGTTGCTTGCACCGGCTGATGGATCTCCAAAGATTTCCATTCAGGCAAATGGCGTAACCTACGCTTATAACTACGATCCGAGCAACACATACAAGACCCACAACTTTGCAAACCTTGAGACCGCAACAGATAAGTGGGATGACCACGAAAATTCTGATCCACTTGACGATGTTTCTGTTGCTCTTGATGCAGTCGAATCAGAGACAGGAGAGAGACCTTCTATCATGATTGTATCTCGTAAGACTATGGATCATCTTAAGCAGAATAAGAAGATTCGTTCCGCCATTCTTGCGCAGAATGCCACGGCAAACATCTTTATGAACGACAACCGTGTTAAAGAGGTATTCTCCAACGAACTCGGTATCAGCATTATTGTTTACTCTAAGCAGTACAAGAATGAAGCTGGTACGGCATCTAAGTTTTACCCAGACGGATTTGCAACGCTTATCCCAAGCGGAGCACTTGGAAATACATGGTACGGTACAACACCGGAAGAACGTACACTTATCGGAAAGCCTACAGCAGATGTTTCTATCGTAAACACAGGTGTTGCTGTTGCAATTTCCGTATCGGAAGATCCTGTACAGACTAAGACAACGGTATCTGAAATCGTACTTCCGTCTTATGAGAGAATGGATAGCACCTATGTAATTAAGTGCTATTAGGAGGTGATCCTTTGGTTTACGAGTGCAAAACAAAATATAAGGGCAAATGGTATATGCCAGGAGAGGAAGTGCCGGAGGAAAAATCTCCGGTATCTTCCGTTGGGTATACAAAGACCGAAATCAACAGAATGAGTACCGCAGACTTGCAAAAACTTGCCACAGAGCAGGGGATTGAAAACGCACAAGCGACAAGCGGCGCGGAACTGAAAGAAATTCTGATTGCAAAATTTAATCTGTAGGAGATCGCTTATGTCATACACGCTTGTCGAACAAGTAAAGATTCGTTTAAAACAATTTCATATAGAAGAGGTAGAGTATGAAGCGACCGGGGAAAAGTCCGATAAAGTTGTGTTTGATGAAAAAGAATGTAACCCTTTGATTGAACAGCTTTTAGAGCAGGCAAGAAAAGAGATTATCAGCAGACGGAACTATCCGGACACATACACGCAAGACCAGATTGACAGTGATGTTAAGAACTATGAAAACATTATGGTCAATTTGGCAGTGTACGACCGGTCACAGGCAGGAGAAGCATACATGGCAAGTTTCTCCGAAAATGGTGTGAGCCGGACATGGAAAGACCGTGAAAGCCTTTTTGTTGGAGTGTTTCCGTTTGTAAAAGCAATGTAATTAAAGAAGATTGAGCGTGACCATTATGGTTGCAGGCGGCGCACATTAAGCGGTGGTGGGCAGTGCGTCAAAAGGAGATTCAAATGAAAAGTATTTTGATTCAAACTTATCTTGTGGCACTTCCGATAGTGCTTGGATATATAGTTTGGCTTCTTAAACAGCAAAAGAAAAGCAGGGATGCGAACAGTAAGGGAACAATGCTCCTTTTGCGCGTCCAGCTTATTGAATACCATGCAAAGTACACTAGAATCGGAGAAATACCGTCATATGCCTATCAGAACTTCTGCGAGATGTATGATGCGTACCATGCGTTAGGTGGAAATGGAATGGTTACGAAAATGAAACATGAGATTGAAGAGATTCATATAGGGAAAGGAGATAAAAGCCATGAGGAATTGGAAGGATTGGACTAAGAAAGCCGGAATCCGAGCAATCAAGACTGTTGCGCAGGCGGCGATTGCAGGAATTGGAACGGCGGCATTTATGGGCGCGGTGGATTGGAAATATGTTCTTTCTGCATCAGTTCTTGCCGGAGTGTTATCACTTCTGACAAGTGTTGCCGGAATCCCGGAGGAAAACACCAATGCTTGACATTAACAAGCAGGAAATGAAATATTCGCAATCCGGTCAGAGGGTATTCATCCCACAGACTGACGAAAATGGAGATATTGTCTATGAAGGGTACAAGGATTCCGATGGGAACTTTGTACCTTATTTAGATTCCGAGGGCAACAAGATTCCAAAAGGCGAGGAAGTTGAAGGGTTTTCAGAACCTACGACATTCCGAGCCAATATCAGCAATAAGCTGTCAGAAGCCCTTGTGAAAGAATTTGGAATTGATGACAGTACATCATACTGTCAGCTTGTCACGGATAAAGGATATTTGCCACTGAAAGCCGGTGATGTGGTGTGGAAACGTTCGGAGGTCAAACGCACTGATGATGGACTTGTGGATTCAGAAACCGCAGATTACATCGTAAAAGGCGTTGCAGACGAAGGACTGACCACGGATTTGTTTCTTCTTCGGAAGAATATTAAGTAGGTGATTGCGTGGCAAAGAAAACTATTTCAATGACACTATCCACTAAGTCCATACAAGCCGCCATAAAGGAATTAGAAAAGTACCGCGATAGTTTACAAGCTAAATGTGATTTACTTGTTTCTAGGCTTGCACAGATAGGTCAGACAGCGGCAATACAACACATATCGGAATCCCCATTAGGAAACACGATAACGGTAAGGGTGGATAAAGCACCACAGTTAATGACTTCAAATGCGATTCTGATTGCAACCGGAAAAACGGTAACGTCAGAAGATAGGGAACCGTTCTATACTTTGCTGGCGGTAGAGTTTGGAGCCGGTATTTTTTATAACTCCAAAGAGAACCCGAAAGCACCGGAACTTGGATTCGGTGTCGGAACGTATCCGGGACAAATACACGCTTTTGAAGATGGTTGGTACTATTGGGACGATAAGACCGAAACATGGCGTTATACCCACGGTATCAAAGCCACAATGCCAATGTATAATGCGGAACAACAGATTATTCAACAGTATGTAAAGATTGCAAGGGAGGTATTCGGTGGAAAATGAGTTAAATAGTTGGGCACTTGATTTTGAAGATACCGTTTACCGATTGCTGAAAGTTTACATGGAAAGCAAAGAAATCGGAATCAAGGTAACGCAGGACGAGGAATCGAACGGAACACCTGTTTTTCCAACACTTCTTATACAACAGATTGGATTTACAGAAGCCGGGAGAGATACAGAGTCTTATTTTATTAACGCAATTCGCCCAACATTTCAAATTACAATAACAAATAAAGGAAGAAGGGAAAAGATTAAGGACATTGCAGAGTATGCAGTGTCCTTTTTTAAATCAAAAAATTTTGATGTTTCAAATGCTGTGTTCACGATTTCCAAGCAAGTGCGCACGGCAACTTTTCGCGTATCGCGAATTATTGGAGCGTATGAAAATTTAGCATAGCCGCGAGGCAGAAAGGAAGCAGAAAATCATGGCATCAACAAGTTATAAGTCGCGTGTGATTATTAAAGAGCACACAGCGGAACAAGCCGACTTTGCAGGGACTTACAACCTTTTACTTGCTGCAAAGTCTATTCCATCTCCGGCATCACCGCCAAACACGGTTGAGTCAACCACGATGGAAGACCCACAGCAGACATTTGAGAAAGGTATTAAGACAGCGGATTCCCGGGAAATCACAGGAAACCTTGCAAAAGAATATCTGGAAAACATCGAAAAGCTGGGAGATAAAAAGGTTGACATTATCCACCTGTACGGCACAGATGGAATCGGTGGCGTTGCAAAATACGCATACACCGGAACTGTTACCGCGACACCGAATGATGTAGGCGGTGTAGATGAAATCCTTGAAATGACCGCAACCGTTATCCCAAGTACGGCATCGGAACTCGTTACCGACAAGCTGAAAGTCGTTGATAACAACGATGGAACATTCACTGTAACAGTGGTGGGGTAAAAAGCCTATCGGACGAGCAATCGACCGCACCGGTAGGCGAGGATGAACGGTCGATAGCAGAACTTGAAGCAATAAGATAAGCAACAATGGGGCGGTGGCAACGCTGCCCCTTGCCAATATAGGGCAGAAAGGCAAGGTAAAGTATGAAAGTAAATTTAGGAAATAGCGAATATTCAATCAAATTTGGTTTTAAGCCAACATTAAAGTCACATCTTATCAAAGATGTATCAGAGTCGGTAAGCGAGCAGGACGGAAGCTTAGAATCCGTAGAGAAATTGTTACTTGAAACACTTCCTAAGATGCTTCTTGTAGGACTGCAAGTAAACCATAAGGACGAGTTTGGATATGACTACGATACAAACGAGAAATACGATGAGCAGTTTAATAAGGTGCTTAATCTGCTTTCTGAAAAGATTGACGATGGTGAGATTGACTGTATTGAGTTGTTCAACGAATTAGAGAATGAGTTGGAGTCAAACAGTTTTTTAGCGAAAATGATGGAGACGGAGAAGAAGAATCGGACTCCGGCGAAGAAAACTCCATCAAAAACAACAACCAAGAATTAACATGGGAATATTACGTTGCGGAAATCCGTCCGTTTTACCTCATGGTAACGAAAGGCTACGGATTTTCCGTTGATGATATAGATATGATGAATCCAGAGTTACTTAAGCCTTATGTGGATGCATATAAGACAGAATGGAAGCAACTCGATATGGAAATGTATATGTGGTTCGGCAGATATGCAACGTCAGCATTTGTGACCGCAATAGACGCGACATTCGGCAAGGGTAATAGTAAGTACGTGAAAGAAACTTGCTATGATTCTATTGAAAAGCATAATACGGACGATCCCGATGCAGAGATACGAGAAATGCTTAAGGCAGAAGAAGCATGGGCGGCTGAATCAAGGAAATCACATTTACCAAAACCAAAGATAGTTTGAGAAAAGAGGTATTTCTATGGCAGTAATTATCGGAAGTGCTAGGCATGATGAACACGGAAACTGCTATTCTGGCGGAAAAGCCGGAGACCAGACCGGACAGGAAGTGTCTACGCAGAAGTTTTACAACCATTCTAAGGGATGGAATGTGTTAAGAGCAAAGGATAATAAGGTTGCGGAGAAGTTAGCTGAAGCTATGAAGATTGCGTGCGGCAATAAAAATATCGGCTATGACCAATCGGAACGCTACGGAGTCATTAAGCATGGCGTTAACACAAAGGTCAAGACGGAATGCGATTGTTCTTCCCTTGTACGTGCCTGTATTATCTATGCGTCCGGCAAGGATGTGGGGGATTTTAATACTTCCAATGAACGGTCGGTGATTCTGAAATCCGGTTTGTTTGATGATATGGGTTCTTATCATGCTGGGTTTGTTCTTCGCAACGGAGATATTCTTGTGACACGCATAAAAGGGCACACAGTTATTGTTGTAAAAGGCGCAAAGAAATGCAAAACCAAGTATTATCCGAAGTATACCGGAAATTCCGGTTCAATAGTTGAAGCATTAAAAGCGGTTGGGGAAGATGATGTGTCGAAAGAACATCGTGCGGAAATCGCAAAGAAGAACGGATTTTCCAATTTTAAGTTTACATCGGAGGAAAATTCAAAGATGCTTTCTCTTCTGAAAAAGGGAAAACTGAAAAAGTAATTCAAGGGCGGTAAGGGTCAAATCCTACCGCCTTTTTCTAAAACTAAATAAAGGAGGTGTAACTGTTGGAATTAGAAACCTTAGAGGTCAAGATTCAAGCGCAGGCAAGACAGGCTAATGGTCAGATCGACACACTGATAACAAGGTTAGGAGAACTATCTTCATCCTTGCAAAGCATAGATTCTAGCGGAATTAACCGGTTATCAACCGGAGTAAACCGATTGTCAAACTCAATGAGTGCCATGCGCAGTGTTGATTCAAGGTCATTCTCGACTCTTGCAAGAAACATCAAAACGCTTAGCAACATTGACACAGGAAAGATAAATGCAGCAGCCGGAGCAATGCGACAGATTTCAAAGTCGGTAAGCTCGTTTTCCGGTATGTCAAAATCGGTGCAAGGGTTATCGGAATTAGCCGGAGGAATCAAGCAACTTGGTTATACAAGCTCAACAAAGGCTATCGAGAATATACCAAAACTTGCGGTTGCAATGCGACAGCTTATGTCCGAATTGTCGAAAGCCCCTAGCGTAAGCCGGAATATTATTGACATGACAAATGCATTGGCAAAATTATCACGTACCGGTGGAGCGGCAGGAACAGCGGCAAAAAGCATCACAAGCTCATTTAGCGGATTTAGTTCAAGTGCATCCGTTGTAGCAAAGAAGTCGTTTTCCCTTGCATCTGCAATCGGAAAAGTGTATGCAACGTATTGGGCTTTATTCCGAGGATTTAGGCTACTTGGAGATGCCATTGACATATCATCCTCACTGACAGAGGTTGAGAACGTTGTAAGGCAGACATTCGGGCAGTATGAAAGCCTAATTAACAATTTCGCAAAAACATCAATTGAAAAATTTGGTATGTCTGAATTGTCTGCGAAACAGTTCGCAAGCCGTTTTCAAGCAATGGGAACTGCCCTTGATATTCCACAGGGTAAAATGGCAAAAATGTCCATCCGGTTGACCGAATTGGCCGGAGATATGGCTTCATTCTACGATGTGAGTCAAGAAGATATTGCCAAGAGTCTGCAATCTGTATTTTCCGGTACTACGGCACCTATGCGGCGTTATGGTATCGACTTGACACAGGCAACATTGAAGGAATGGGCGTTAAAGCAAGGGCTTGATGCAAACATTTCCTCAATGACGCAGGCTGAAAAAGCCATGTTGCGTTATCAGTATGTGCTTGCGCATACAACCAATATCACCGGAGATTTTGCCAGAACAGCCGATAAACGAAACTTTTGTTTCATGTGTCGCGCGGCATAGCAATATGTCGATGAAAAATCGGGTAAAATCGGTGAAGGCTAAGTTGACTTAGCACGAACATTTTTGTATAATATGTTTGAGGTGATTTAATGCGAACATATTATATCTACAAAGCAACAAATAAAATAAACGGAAAATCTTATGTCGGTCAAACTTGTGATTTTCATAGCAGAGTGTGGCAACATCAAAGGTGCTACGAAAAAGAAGATTGCGACTTTCATAGAGCAATTAAAGAATTCGGGTTTGACAACTTCTCATGGGAAATCATCGAAACGTGTGAAAGCGAAGATAGAGCCTGTGAGTTGGAAAAGTATTACATTGAAAAATTTAACACCTATCGAGATGGCTATAATATGACCAAAGGTGGGAAAGGTGCGCCGTATCATAATGCTAGGGCAGTTGTTTTGCTGACGCTTGACGGACAGTACATTAAGCGTTATGATAGTGCAATGGATGCAGAAATTGACGGATTTCATAATGCGGATGTTCTGCTTAATTGCAAAGGAAAAAGACGGCAGACAAAGGGCTATATGTTCATGTTTGAGGATGAATATGAATCAAACGGAGCAAAAACCTATAGAAAGCCGGAACCTAACGGAATGAGAAGCATTATTCAATGTGATATGGAGGGAAATTTTATACAGAAATTTAAAAGTTTGCAGGAAGCGGCTAGGATTACCGGAACAAATAGAACAACTATTTCCGGTGTGCTTTCAAATACTTATAAGTCGGCAAATGGATATATTTTTGTATACGAAGAAGATTTTCCAATAAAAGATTTGAGTATCTATAAAAAGCGCAAAAAAGGAAGAAAAATTGCGCAAGTGGATGCGAAAAGCGGAGAGATTATAAGAGTGTTCGATAGAATATCCGAAGCAGGGGAATCTCTTGGAGTTAATTACAAAGCAATACATAAGGTAATTGACCAAGAGGGACGAACTGCTTATGGTTATAAGTGGATAAGCCAATAAGCTAATACCGAGATAAGGCTATAAAATAAAAGTTATAGCACATTGTAGAGCGTAGGGATTGAACCTATGCTCTTTTCTTATGGAAAGAGTGTAGAATATAACATCCCCAAGAGTATCCGACAGCCACAATGCTGTGGTTGAAAATGTACGCCGAACTTATGGGAAACCATAAGAAGTAGAGGATAAAAAGCCTTTACGATAACATATTGACATGGCATAACCAGATAACCATGCTTAAAGAGAACTTCAAGGCACTTGGAGCGGTTGTTGGTGGTGGTTTAATCAATGCATTTAAGCCATTTATCAAGGTGCTTAATGCAGTTTTGCAGAAGGTGATTTCTTTTGCGGAAATGGTAACAAATGCTTTAGGTTCTATCTTTGGATGGAGATATGAAGCAAGCAAAGGGGCAGGAATCAGTGGTCTTGCTGATGATATTGGAAGCGCGTCTGACGGCATGGACGATTTAAGCAATGCCGCAGGAAGCGCAGGGAAGAACACAGGCGGTATCGCAAAAAATGCCAAGAAAGCAAAAAAGGAAATCCAACAGGCAACTCGTGCATTTGATGAATTAAAGGTTATTTCAAAACAGAGTAAAGATAACACTTCCGGTTCTGGAAGCGGTGGAAGCGGTGGCGGTTCTGGCTCTGGCGGCTCTGGCGGTGGAGATACCGGAAAGTTGGTTCAGACCGACACCATTTTTAAGAAATTCAAAAGCGACATCAAAGACCTTGAAGGACTTGGAAAAGCGATTTCTGGTGCTCTTATCAATGCAATGCGAGGCATCAAGTGGGATGAGGTATACGCCAAAGCGTCCGGCTTTGGTAGTGGACTTGCAAAATTCCTTAATGGACTATTTGAGGGTCAGAAAGGTACAACGCTTTTCGGAGAAACCGGAAGGCTGATTGCAAATTCATTAAACACGGTGCTTCATGGATTGGATTCGTTTGGCACGACATTTAATTGGAAACAATTTGGAAATTCAATCGCAGACGGAATTAACAAGTTTTTCCAAAACTTTGACTTTGCATTATTAGCTAAAACGCTTAATTCGTGGGCGCAAGGTGCGTTTGATGCAGTTACGACAGCATTAAGTAAAATTTCTTGGAAGGATGTATGGAAAGGTGTCAAGGAGTTTTTAAGCAACTTAGATGTAAAGACAGTCGCAATTATCATCGGTGCACTGACAATCAAAAAAATCCTTGGATTGCATCTTGCAAAAACCGCACTTGATATAATCGGAACTTCCATTTCAAAATCAATAGCTGGTTCACTTGCATCAAGGCTTGGCGTTGAAATTGCGGCAAATGAGGGAATCTCGGCAGTATTGTCTACCGCTTTGTCAAAAAAAATAGGTGGGGCGTTTGCTACACTTGGAACAACTGTTTCAGCTGGTGTCAAAGCTTTATTCGGTAGCGGTGCGGCAGAGAGCGCACTTTCTTTTATCAGTCCGGTAGCAAAAGCTATAACCGGGATTGGATCTGTTGCAATTGGCGCGTTTACTGCAATATCAAACTTTGTGACCATGCTAAAGAACGGATTCAGTTGGCTTAATGAAGCACTTATGCTTGTCGGAGTTACGATTACGGCAGTCGGAGCGGTTATTTTAGGGGTAGCGGCAGCACCGGCAGCGATTACCGCAGGAATAGTAGCCGCTGTTGCAACGGCAACTGTAGTAGTCAAGGATCATTGGAAAGAAATAAAAGAAATTTTCTCAAAAGCCGGAGATTGGTTTAATACTAATGTGATTAAGCCAATAAGCGGATTTTTTGAGGGATTATGGAAATCCGTTTCCGGTTTTTTCTCTTCTTTATGGAAAGATATATCCGGTGTATGGAAAACAGTTTCTGGATGGTTCAATACTAATGTTATAACTCCTATTGTTTCATTTTTCCAAGGATTTTCGAAAAGAGTTGGTCAAATCTTTGAAGGATTGTGGATCATTGTCAAGGCTGTATGGATTGTTGTTTCTGATTGGTTTAAATCAAAGGTAATAGAGCCAATAAAGAAGAATTTTGAATTATTGAAATCGGCAGTATCAACTGCATTCAAGGTTCTATGGACAACTGTAAAATCGGTATGGGCGGTGGTTTCCGGTTGGTTTAAGGAGCATGTTACAACACCTATCAAGAATGCTTTTAGCTCAGCAAAAGAATCTATTCAGAAAGCTTTTAGCGCGGCAAAGACAGCGGTAACCGGGGCGTGGAATAGTGTTTCTAGTTGGTTTAAAGAACATGTAACCACCCCGATAAAAAATGCTTTCTCGAAGATGAAAGAAAGTGTAGCTGAAATATTCAGCAAATTATGGAATAGCGTGAAAAGTGGTGTTGCCGGGGCAATGAACACCGTAATTTCAAGAATTGAAACAGCAATAAATTCATTGATCGGTGGAGTGAATACCGTTTTGAGAGGGTTCAACAGTGTTGTTTCTGCGGCGGCTAAAGTAGCAAAGGTAAAGTGGAGCGGAGTCGATCTTGTGCCGAAAGTGAGCCTACCTAAAGTAAAGGCTTATGCAACGGGCGGTTTTATGGATAAATATAGCATAGCAACAGTTGGAGAAAATGGACTTCCGGAAATTATGGGAACAGTCGGAGGTAAGCCAGCGGTCGCAGGAAGCCAAGAAATTACCGGAATCAAAGATGCTATCAATTCAACATCTGCGCAAGAGGTTTCCTTATTGCGACAGCAAAATCAGTTATTACAAGCTATTTTACAGAAAAATTTCGGAATTACTACAAGCGACGTAGGAAAAGCTGCAAGGGATTATGGTAGAGAACATTACAATCGAACCGGAGACAATGTATATGTTTTTTAGTGACTTCTATAATAGAACGTGATATAATTCTAAATAAATCATATCACAAGAAAGGAGTCATTATGAGAAGTACAAAAAGATTATTAGTAGCTATGGGGTTGGCATTTGCCGTTTTGATTTCGGCTATGCCAACCCAAAATGCAGATGGGAAACAGATTGTTGCGCAGGCGGCAACTATCAAATTAAACAGAAAGACTCTTAATTTAAAAATTGGAGAATCCGCAACATTAAAGATAAGCGGAATGAGGAAAACTGCTAAATGGAGTAGTGGCAATAAATATGTTGCTTCTGTAAACAAGTCTGGAAAAGTTCTGGCGGTTGGAGAAGGAACAACGTACGTAAAAGCAAAAATTGCAAAGAAAACGCTTTCTTGCAAAGTTACCGTCACTTCTTCCTTTAATGCGAACAAGGTAAAGAAAAACATCTCAATTGAATACCAAGATAGTGGTCATGGAGTTGTTGCTATCTTGAAAAACAACAACAAGGTAAATGTTGATCTGGACGCAAAACTTGTATACTACAAAAACGGTAAAATGCTGGATAGCAAAAGCGATTGTAACAGAGCTTTTGAATCCGGTAAGGAATGTGTTCTTTATTTTGACGCACCGAGCGATTCTGATTATAACGATGTTTCTTATGATAACTATAAAATGTCGTTGAGTGTTGATGAAGCAACAAATGCTGTTTGTGATGTTCGCAATATAATGGTTCAATCGGACATTGGAGCAGATAATGTTACGGTTGAAGCTACAAACGATTCCGGAAAAGATTTTTCATTTGTGAAAATTTCTTGCTTAATGTATGATGCATCTGGCAACTTGATCAAATACGATTATCATTATGCAGAATGTGAAAAGAATGGAGACACCGATTATTTCTCGTTTAGTTTTCCGTACGATTCAAATTACGATACGATCTATCCGAGCAGTTATAAGATATATGTTGATGAAGCATATACATATACTTGGTTACAATAAAGATTGAAAGATAAATGATACTTAAGCCGTGGAAACACGGCTTATTTTAATTCCAAAATCGGATTGACACAAAATCAAAAATAGTCTATCCTTATTACTAAGGAAACAACCTTATCCGTGAAGAAGCGGATTACTTACTCGAACGCCATACTGTACGAAAGAGGAAACCAATGTGATTTCACAAGTGGCTTCCTCTTTTTTATTCAGATAAAAATGTATGGAGGTAGACACGAATGAAAAAATCACAACTTATGCTTAAGATTCAAAATGGCATTGAGGTATTCGAGAATCCAATATTCGGACAGATCAGAATGGTCATGGTCGATGATGAACCATGGTTTGTTGGAAAGGATATATGCGAAGTATTCGGAGATACGAATTACAGAAGAAGCCTTTCAAATATTGATGATTCTGATAAGGGTGTGTCACAAATTGATACTCCAGGTGGAAAACAAAAAATGACGATTGTTAATGAAAGCGGCTTATATTCCTTGCTTTTTCAAATGCAACCGCAGAAAGCAAAGGGTGTGTCACAAAACGACTCCCTTATAAACGAAAGAAAAGAGAAACTTCATAAGTTCAAACGTTGGGTAACATCCGAGGTTCTCCCTACAATCCGTAAAACAGGTGGGTATGTCAATAATGATGAATTATTTATTTCCACTTACCTACCATATGCGGATGAAAACACTAAACTGATATTTTCACAGACATTAAAAACTGTTAGAGCGCAGAACGAAACCATTAAAAGGCAGCAGAAAGAAATCATCCATAAAGAAGATGTTATTATCGGACTCGTTGATGATATTGACTTGGCAACTAAGAGACAGCGGATAACGCAGATTGTCCGTTTCGGTGCCGATGGAAAGTATCAAGAACGCTATTCGTTGCTTTATGGAGAATTTGAAAGGAAATATCACTGCAACCTTAAATCAAGGATGGAAGGGTGCACACTCAAGCCAAAAGTAAGAAACAAGATGGATTATATCGACAGGGAAATGGGAATGATTCCGCAGTTGTACGAAATCGCTTGCAAACTTTTTGAAAACGATGTAGAAAAGCTGAAATCTGAATGGGAATCAGTAGTAGCTTAAAATTTAATCAAATGGATAGCATCTACCAAACGGTAGGTGCTATTTTTATACCCATTTTTAGGAGGTAAACGATGGGATATGGTGGATATTTAGTAAAGTTTGGCAATTATACCATACCGAACAGTTTAATAAAGCAGGGCACGTTTAGTTCCTATTTGAATATGCAGGACTTAGACCCTTGGACTGATGAAAACGGATATGAGCATCGTGATGCCGTGGAACTGAAAGCCTTAAAAGTTGAGTTTGAAACCAAAGCCATGCTGACCGAAAAGCAGTTTGACGATTTTTGGGAAAATATCGAAAAGAACTATACCAAGGCAAAGGAACGCGGCGGCTATATCACGGCATACGTGCCTATGAAACGCGGATATGTGACACAGTACGGATATATCGCTGATATTCAGCCTACGTTCTATTCTGTGGCACATGGGAAGATTAAGTATGACCCAATAAAATTTTCATTTATAGGCGGTGTATATGATAAATAGTAGTTTGAAAGAAAAGTATTGGGATTCCTCGACAGATAAACAGATGGTCATATCTGTTGTTGGAACGAATCAGAAAATAGACAATTCGATGCTTGAAATCGGTACGTTTGCGCTCGAAGAAAGTCTTTGTTCGGAGTCTGAATTAAAATTTGGAGCATGCGAAGCGAATTGCGTAAAATTCACAGCACGGAACACCGCAGGAAACATTATTGGAAAGAAAATCTCTATCGAAGAAACGATTGATGGAGATAGCGAAAATCCGATGCCATACGGAATTTTTAAGGTTGCATCCGATGTTCCTACGGCTGACCGAACAAAACGGCAGATTACGGCATATGACGCTATGTATGACATTATCAATACAGATGTAAAGTCTTGGTATGCAGGACTTAGTTTTCCGATGACATTAAGGCAGTTCCGAAATAGCTTCTTTGCGCACCTTGGAATTGCGCAAGTTGAAACAAGCCTTGTCAATGATTCAATGACGGTCAATAAGACGATTGTAGCCACACAGACGGACGATTCAAGTGCGGTCACAGAAGAATCCTCTATCAGTGGAAAAACGGTTGTAACGGCAATCTGTGAGATTAACGGATGCTTTGGTAATATCAACCGAGAGGGCAAGTTTGAGTATGTCTTTCTGAAAGCAATCACAAGCGCGCTTTATCCGGCAGAAGATTTATTTCCGGCAGACAACGTATTTCCGTCTGATGCAAACACGGAGTCCATGACCGGGCATTATATCACGTTTGATTATGAGGATTTCCAAAGCAAGGCAATCACGCAGTTGGAAATCAAGACAAACGAAGATAATGCCGGTGCTATTGTTGGAACTGCCGGAAACAACTATTCGATTACAGGAAACTTTCTTGTATCAGACAAGACCGGAGCGGAGCTGGAACAGATTGCAAATAACCTATTGCCTATTATGGCACAGGCGGCATACACACCGATTAAAAGTTGCACCTGTGTCGGAAATCCATGTCTGACACTTGGCGAACCAATCCGGTTCAACACCACAAGAGAAATCGTTGAAACGTATCTATTGCAGCGCACCCTAACCGGAGTACAAAGCAAGAGAGATTCGATTTCCGCACAGGGTACGCAGACACACTCTGCAAAGGTTAATTCTATCAGAGACACGATTGAAAGCGTGGAAAGACGTACCGGAAAGTTAGAGAGGAACGCAGACCATCTTCAATCCACATACGAGGATTTAGAGGAACAGACAAATACCAAGTTTGAGCAGACCACAAAAAGCATTGTTGCAGAAGTCAATCGTGCACAAAAAGCGGAAGGGCAATTAGACGCATCACTGGAATTGAAGTTAGGCAGAGATGAGAACGACCAGGTTATTTCGATGATTAATGCAAGTGCTGACCAGATTGTGTTGCGCGGAAACCGATTAATTGTAGAATGTAACAACTTTGAACTAGACGGTAGCGGACGAGTACATATAATAGAATCTCTGCTTTTTGACAGTGGTGAGGTATCTGGTGTAGAGATATTAGGGCATGACGGAAGAAATAATGCGTTATTGCAGAATGTTAAGTTGGACTTATTATCTGTTACAGATGCAAACGGGGAAAACTTGGCGACAGAAAGTTATGTTGGCAATTCGCTGAGCAACTACGCAACTAAAAGCGAATTGCCAAGTGGGTATTTTACAGATGTAGACTATACACTTAATAATAACTCTACAACCAAGTATTCGCCTAGACACTTTAATAAAATGTCTGATTTTGGTTCAAGGGAAAGCACCTTGGATATCGAGGGTCTTTTGATTTCTATTCCGAGTTCCGATAAAAGGCTGAAAAATAATATACAATCATTAAGGGATATTAAAAGCGTTTATATGGCAATGCGACCGGTTGAGTATACGTGGAAAGACGGGTATATCACGCAACACACAGGCTTACAGTTTGGTTTAATTGCGCAGGATTTAGAGAAGATTTTGCAGGATGCCGGATTGTCCGATAGCGGACTTGTACTAAAAGAAAATGCCGAAGAAGATGAAAAAGCAATTCACGGAGATTCAAAGACATGGAAAATTGACAAGGAAAATCTCCATGCAATGCACATACAGATGATCCAGATGCAGCAGAAAGAAATCGAACTTTTGAAGCAGAAAAATGAAGAATTGGAGCGCAGACTATCCGCATTAGAAAGGAGTGTGAGCCATGCAGAAAATATATAGCCGCATCAATTGGGAGAATCTTCCCAGCGAAAAAACAGCGGTAAATGAATCTAATCTTAACAAGATGGACTTGGCAATTGACAATCTGGATGATCGTGTGGTTGCTATGGATGCATCCAAAGTTGACTTGACCAAAGCTAACGAACTTGTAAAGGAAATCCTTTGGGATGAATCCAACGGAACGCTGACGGTTGTTAAGATGAATGGTTCACGAGCCATAATTGATACCAAACTGGAGAAGTTGGCGGTCAACTTCAAATATGATCCGCAGACACAACAGCTGATTATCACGCTTGACGATGGCACCACGCAGAATGTTGATTTATCTGCACTGATTACACAATACGAATTTACGGATTCTGATACAATCGCATTTGCAATCGGCAGTGACGGTAAGGTGTCCGCAATCGTGAAAGAGGGAAGTATCCAAGAAAAGCATCTGCGCCCGGATTATCTTGCAGATATTAAAGTGGAATCTGCCAAGGCTGTAGCATCTGCCAAAAGTGCAGGAGAATCCGAAACCAACGCGGCAAAATCTGCTACAGACGCCAAGGACAGCGCAGACCGAGTGCAGGAAATCGAAAACGAGATTAACAAGAAACTCACAATGACAGAATTTGATGTGAATGAGGATGGGGAGTTGATTTACACGGACAATTCTGCTTATAACTTTGTCGTTGACAATGACGGAAATTTAAATTGGGAGGTGGCTTAAATGGCTATAGCAGGAAGAGTGGCAATTGTGCCAAAGGGCGATTGGAGCGCAGATGCTACATATAAGAGATTGGATGCAGTGACTTATAACAATACGCTTTATTTCGCAAAAAAGGAAGTTCCAGCAGGAACGGCAACGAGCAATACAGAGTATTGGTCTAAGTCTATCGTGGGCGGTGCTGGTGCAATCGCAACGAAAGAGGATGCCGGGATTGTGAAACCGACAGACGGACTTTCGATTGCAGAAGATGGAACGCTTAAAGTTAACATTGATGGCGCAACGCTTACAATGGATCAGGTCAACAATGTTATTAAGTTGGCTGACACTTTAAAAGAGAAGATCAATGGGGCGTTCCCTGCAGCCAATGTGGTAAACAACCAGGTAACAACGGAAACGGGATATGCACTGGACGCGCGGCAGGCAAATCCGAATCTGGACGGCACGTTGGCCAAGCAGGTAGCTGATTTAAACGGCAGTTTAAGTAAAAAGGTAGATGTGTCAACTGTAAATTGCATAAAAAGCTTTTCGAATCGCGAAATCGAATTGCAGCTTAATGCAGAAGGCAGAACGTTGCTTTTTTATGTTGACACAAATAGTAAAGCTCTTGTAGCTTCTTTTCGTGGAGCAGACGGAATTTGGAAAAATATAGTACTTGGAACTTTTAAATAGCATATTTAATTGGGTTCAGCTTTGGCGAAAGCAATAATACTTTTTTCGGATGGCAAATGCTTGTTTCTGGATTTACTACAGATGTAAAAGTACGCAACTGTGCATGGGCAACTGAATGGTCTGAGTGGAGAACACTTTAATTTGTATTTTTGTTTATTTTTTAAACCAAGGACACCATTCATTTGTTTCTTTTTTGGTTCTTACATATATATTATTTTTGCTATCGATCACACTTATAACGATTTGAGCACTATATATAGAATCAGAGCCAAATGCAATGAGAATTCCCCAACTTGCATCTGGCGAATTTTCTAATTTATCAGTGTTCCCAATCATATGTACTCCAGATGTGTAATAATTTAAATTGCTACCATCTGGGATAAAATCGAAAGTTCCTAAACTGCCGTTTAAACAAAAATACAGAACGAATGTTCACGTAACTCATAAACAATTTTTATCACAGAAAGGAATTAAAAATCATGGATAAAATTATTTTAGCCAACAAAACAGAATTTGAAATTGCCGATGGGGCAAGCCTTGGAAACATCCAGATCAAAGCCGAGAACTTCGAAGCCATTAAAACGATCACGGATGCTTTTACTGCAGACAACCTTGCAGAAGTGACATTTACACATAATGGCGAAACATCCGGCAAGTACACAGATCTGAAATCCGATGGGTTTACATATATGCCGAACGTGGGCGAGGATGGCACAGAAGATGGTACATATACCGTTACTATCAGGCTGCGGACAAAGACGGAAATGGAAAAGGCAATCGATGAATTGAAAGCCGGGCATGAGTCCAATGCCGGAGCAATTCAGGATCTTGCAGATATGGTAGCAGGAGGTGAAGCATAATGGTTAAATTCTACGTGAGACGTATTCTGATTGACAAGAAAATGACGATTGATGAAGTGCCGATGCGTTGGCGCGCAAAAGTGCAAGAAGAGATTGAGAAACAGCTTTCCGCTTCTCTGCAATGACATTTCATGTCGAAACTTGCGACCGAAAAATGTTGAAATCATGCATATTACAGTGATACTATGGACTTGTCCGAAAGGACACTTCAAGTTCTGGCATGGGTGGGGCTTGGCATGGCTCCGCCCATAATTGGGGATTGACTATGCCGAACACACGTTCTATAATATCTGTATCGCTACATAGGGCACACGATTGGGGGTTTTAGGTTGGGAAAAGAATACTACAAAAATGAAATCATTAAACTTATTGAAAAATGCGAAAATTTGCATTGGTTAAAAACCATATATGCATACATAAGTAACTTATTAAAATAGGAAAAGAGCCAAGGGTCTGCGCATTGCCCTTGGCTCTTTTTTACTTTTTGTCTGAAATCATATCTACTAAATTTTCTAAGGCTGTCCAATCGCTTTCGCTTAATTTGCACAGTGCAGAAACAAGTCGATACTTAAAGTTTTCATCACCTAATCTTTGGATTTCTCCAAGCATTGCTGAAATCTGTTCGTCTTTTGATAATTCAACAAACATTTCTCCGTTTCCGGTGCGAAGCCAATCTTCATTGACATTAAACTCTTGACAAATCAATTTAACAGTTTGTTCTGATGGAGAATTTTCTCCGCTTTCCATTTTGCATACAGCAGATCGTGAGACTAAAATTTTTTCTGCAAATTCGGTTTGGCTTAATTTTGCTGATAACCGAACTTGCTTTATTCGCTCATTCATCCTTTACCCTCCTTTCACAATTATATTAACATTAAATGTTCATTAAGTCAACAAAAACTATTGACAATGTATATTTAATGTGCTATTGTATGTACATCAAATGAACAGAAAAGAGGTGAGAACATGAAGAAAATGACGTTCAGACAAAAGCGCGACTTACTCGATAAGTTTGAGCCGTTCATTATTGGCGGAGTTCAATTCATAAGTGCATTGGCTGGAGCTGCTGTCGGAATAGCTATCTGCTACTTTTTCTAAATGATATGTGGCGGTTGCCGTGATTATGGCAACGACAAATGGGATAAGGATATTTCTCAAAAATGAAAGGAAAAAGTATTCTTTATAAAATCTTCCTTTTGGAGAAACTATAAAGCTAAAATTTGATCTATCCGCAGATGTACTTACTTTTGTTACATATCCTTTATCCTGCAAATCCAAAAACGCTTGATATACATCTTCTTCATCGAATTTACCTATTTCGGAAAGTTCGATTGAAAAATTTGTTTTAGATATTTTCTTTAATATTATTCTTTCAATTTTTAGAAGCATGTTAATTCCTCCGTTTTTGAAAATATTATACCACAGAAAGGAGTGAAAATATGGATAATTTAGTACACATTGGAAATGCAGATATTTCCATCAAAGAGTACAGAGGCAAGCGAGTGGTCACATTTAAGGACATTGATATGGTACATGAAAGACCAGACGGAACAGCGAAAAGAAATTTTAATACGAACAAAGCACGCTTCGTTGAGGGAGAAGATTACTTCATTGTAAGCGCGGACGAAATTCGTACAAGCCGCATGTTTCCTATATCTGACAAGGATTTTATGAGCAAAGCACTCATTACCGAGCAGGGCTATCTGATGTTAGTAAAGTCATTCACGGATGATTTGGCATGGGAAGTGCAAAGAAAATTAGTTTCTTCTTATTTTAATGTACATCAAAGTGTTAACGATCAGTTATCTCCAGAATTGCAAGCATTGCAAGGACTTCTTAATCAGATGGTTCAAAAAGAACTTGCTGACAAGGAGAGAGATAGACAGATTGCCAAGGCACAGGACACAGCGCAGAAAGCCATTGAGACAACTGAACATATCAAAGAAGCAGTGAAGCCTGTATTTGATAATTGGAGAAATGAAATCAATGCTAAGTTTAACCGGATTCAGAGAAATGCAGATTGTCAATTCAATGTATTGAGAACTGAAATGTATTCAGAGTTGGAACACCGTGCCGGATGCGACTTGAGTAGAAGAATCAGAAACAGACGCGAGCGCATGGCAGAAAGCGGATGCACGAAAACAGAAATCAGTGCATTGAACAAAATGGACATTATTGAGGATGATAAGAAATTGCGTGAAATCTTTTCGAAAATCGTAGCAGAGTACGAAATTAGATATTGCGCATGAAAGGAAGTGATTGAATGAGCGAAAAAGAAAAACGCGTTGTCGAAAAACTTCGTGATGCCATTCCGAATATGACAGATTTTCAGAAAGGATATGTCCTTGGAATGGTAGAGAGTTCTGCTTCGAAACATAGTGAGCAGGGCGATGAAAACGAAACACATAATGGAAAGGAGAATTAAAATGAACAATTTTGAATTTCAGAAAGTTAATTCAAGGGTAATTCGTAGCGGTGACAACTATTTGGCAAAGGTTGACTCTGCGGAAACTTTTTCAAGCATTTTCGTTGACGAGGAAACAACATATGGAGTCTCTGTAAGAGATGCACAGATACAGACAGGAGATTCGACTTACACACCTGCAATGGCTTTTACATATTCCATGGAAGATGGTTCTGTGCGTTTTATAGATGTTGTTGTATGTCCGTTACTCGGAACGTTTGTTTCTGACTGGTACTAAATTATAAAGTGGCAGAAAGGAGCATGAATGAAAAAAGTAATCCAATTCATCATAGGTGCGGTTGCAATGGAATATTCCTTAGTTGCCGCGTGCTATATGGATAGTGAGGGCACAGCCGGGAATATGGCGGCTATTAAATTTGTAGCCGGAGCGGTAATTGCGGCAATCATGTATTACTGGTCGGAAGTAGACCGGAAGAGAGCTGAACTTGACAAGCGAATTAAGAGAAAACGCAGAATGAGAGAGGATGCATGGTAGGCGTTGTGTATATAAGTGGTACAAGATGTTCCACGGAAGAAAAGCGTATGCTTGCTGAACTTTTGGCAGGGAAACGAAAGAAACAGAATGATAAAGAGAATTTTGAAAAGGTTCTTGACAGAGAAATGGAGAGGAGAAGCAATGGAGAACAGAATAACACTGATCGGTGATGTTGTATCAGCACCAAGGGAAAGCCATAAATCGAACGGTAAGAAATTTTATAAATTTTTCATCGGAGTTGAAAGAAGAAGCGGTGTTGCAGATATACTTCCGGTACTGTTTGATGAAGAAATCTGTGATACAGAAATTAGCGGAACAGTATTCGTCAGTGGGAAGATAATTACCCGGCATGTAAAAACAGGGTCCGGAAAAGCCATTCTTACATATGTTATGGCTGACACAATCAAACCCAAAGATGATGTACCTTTGAACGAAGTAAGCCTTGATGGAATTATCGAGGAAAAGCAGCTTAGAGAAACACCACTTGGTCGTAAAATCTGTGATGTGAAACTCAAAAGCGTAAGAGAAAACGGAAAAGAGGATTTGATCACATGTATCGCATGGGGAAAGTGTGCGGAATATACGGACTCACTTGCTTTAGGCGATAGGGTAAGCACATACGGCAGATTACAGAGCCGGAGATACAAGAAAACGTGTAAAGATGGTCACGTTGTGGAAAAAGTTACATATGAGTTATCAATAAAAGGAATCGTGGGGGTGTAACATGGGGAAGAAAAATTATGTTTATGTTCCAAAAGAAGAGTATGAAGAACTGATTGAGTGCAAGTTACATATCAACATGTTACACGGATACATTACAAAAGAACATGAAGATAATATCAGATTGCGCGGATGCAAACAGGATACAACAGATATGCTGACAATCGAAACTCTGAGCGGATACATGGAGAACGAAAAGAATTTCGATAGACTGAAAAGAGAATTTAAAGAAAGGGTGAGACAAAAATGCGAATGATTTTAAAATCGTTACATGGTGAGAACTTCAAGGGCATCAAGAGCATTGACATTAAATTTGGGGAGAAAAAGACAAAGATTAGCGGACAGAACGCGTCCGGGAAGACAACAATTTTTGATATAGTTTCATGGTTATTTTTTAATAAGAACAGTGCCGGCGAGGAAAAATTCAATGTCAGACCATTGGATAAGGACGGAAAGCGCATCGACAACGTGGAAATCAAGGTTGTTGGAGTTATTGATGTTGACGGCAAGGAAGTGGAGCTTTCTAAGGTTCAGAAACAGAATTGGGTTAAGAAGCGCGGAACCGACACCGTTACTCTGCAAGGCAATGTCAATTCATTTGAGATTGACGGTTATCCAAAGAGTGAAGCTGAATTCAAAGCCTATGTTTCAAATCTTGCACAGAGCGAGGATATGTTTAAGATGCTGACCAATCCGCAGTATTTCTCTTCTTTGAAATGGAAAGATCAGCGCGATATTCTGATGAAACTTACGACAGAGGTTTCAGATGTGGAGTTGGCAAAAGAAATGTTCGATGAAAATGCTTATGCTGAAAGTTTGATTGAAGAACTTGAGAAAGCACCGTCAACGGATGATATTCGTGCCAAGTTTTCCAAGGCTTTGAGCGAGTGGAAGAAGAAGCAGGCTGAAATTCCGGTGCGCATTGATGAAGCCGAGAAATCCAAGGTTGATGTGGATGTGGCAGAGCAGGAGTTGTTAAAGGCTGACCTGGAGCGGAAGATTGAAGCGGTTGACGATCGTATGGAAAATGCCGGAACCGAGATTGACAGACTCCGTGGAAAAGAAATGCAGTTGCAATTTGATATGTCCGGCATTATGCAGGTCATGAATGACGAACTTTCCGCAAAACGTAGAGGTCTTGACAGTGCCAAGGATGATGCAACACGAGAGTTCAATGACTTACATAATCAGATTCAGTCTGCGGAAAATCAGATCAAGGCAAATGAGAAGACAATTTCCGATACAGATGCAGAGCGGAAAAATCTTGGTGTTGAATACAATGCAGAATTTTCCAAGGCATTTGATGAAATGCCATATCTCTTTGATGAATCCAAGTGGGTATTTGACGAAAATAGCACTGTTTGTTCATTATGTGGGCAGCAGTTACCGGCTAATAAGATTGAGCAGTTAAAGGCTGATTTTGAGCAGAAAAAGGCAGATGCCAAGGCACGTGCCACCAAGCAGTTAGAGGATGCACGCAAAGCATTTGATGATGCAAAGGGCGCAAAACTTAAAGGTCTGATTGACAAGGGCAACGCTTGCAAGGCTGATATTGAGCGATTGACAAAGGAAAACGCCAAGTTGCAGGAAGACATTGTGGCACTCAAAGAGCAGGAATCCAAGGCACTTGCAAAGCAGAATGATTATGCAAAGCAGTTATCCGAGATCCCGGCAGAAGCTGATTATTCGCAGAATGAAGAGTATGTGAAGCTGAAAACAGAGCATGACAAGATTCTTGCTGATATTGCAAAGGTTGAATCCGAGGGCGCAGACAAGGTTGTTACTGATTTAAAAGCCGAGAAAGCCGATCTGCAGAGTCAGCTTGAAGAGGTGAACAAGGTTATTGCGCAGGCGGCTAACAATGTGGCGATTGATGATCGTATCGAAACGCTTCGTGACGAGCAAAAAGAAATCGGGCAGAAAGTTGCCGATCAGGAACAGATGCTTTACCTCTTGGAAGAGTTCATTCGTTTCAAGCTGGATAAGGTTTCAGAATCTATTAACAGCCATTTCAAGACCGTAAATTTCAAACTCTTTGAAATGCAGTTAAATGGCGGTATGAAAGATTGTTGTGAGTGTACTGTGAATGGCGTTCCGTATTCGGCTTTAAACAGTGGTCATAGAATCGTAGCCGGACTTGATATTATCCGTTCTCTTAGCGAGTTATACGGTGTAAGCGTACCGATTTTCGTTGATAACGCGGAATCGCTGAATGAGTTCAATGTGCCGGATATGGATGCACAGTTAATCCTTTTGAGCGTTTCAGAGGACAAGCAGTTGAAAGTGGAGGGTGTGTAAATGAAAGAAGAATTATTGAAAATAGCATCGGAAAGTTTATCTTCGGATGAAGTAAGTGAAATTGTCAAAGAAAAATTTATGAATGCATTGGTGGGAGCAATCGAAGATGCTTTTCGTTGGGGAGATGCAAAGCATGCCATTGAGGAAAAGGTAAAAGAAGTCATGGTTCCATACATTGAGAGTTATGATTTTTCAGAGTATCTTCCCAAACTTGATTCTGTTTTAACAGAGATTGTTAATTCGGATTTCTGTATTGGAAATAAAAAGATTCTGGAGAATTTTAAAGACCTTATGGTGGAGCCGGAGCAGAAAGAAATCAAACTTACGGATTTGTTCAAGGCATGGATTAAACAATGCGAAAGGGATATTGACACAGAAGATTTAGACATTGATTACGATGATGGCGTTTCTTATCAATCCGTGGAATGTGAAATGCGGTTTGAGCTGGAAGATAAGCCATCATGGAGCAGTGTGCAAAGAGCAGTTATCACATTTGAAAATGAGCATGATGAAAAACTGAATGTTGAAATTCCTGTGTCAAAGCGGATATGGGGCAACGGAAAAGAAGAACCATATACACTTTCTTCCTATAAGGATTTGACGATTTCGTCACTTAGAAACTTGAGTGAATTTGAGGTGCTACTCTTGAGATTATCCAGAGCTGGAACGGCTATCGTTATTGATAAGGAATATGATGACAGTTATATTCAACCGGAAAAAGAACCGGAAGCGGATTTTCACTAAGAAAGCGGGGATATTGAATGTCGAGAATAGGAATCGGAAACAACATCACACAGCCGGATGCACGGTGTATGTCGTGCAAGCGTTGGAAGAGTGCAAGTAAAGGGTTCTGGGGAAGAGCCGGACATTGTTCTCTTCCGTATTGCGAGAAAGAGATTACCGAAGAAATGAAAATCCAGAATGAATGGTACAAAGAAGCGAAAAAACAGACTGTGGAAACACTTCCGGAATTTGTAAGACATTTAACAGAAGACTATTCGCATGATTATGGGACTATTTGCCACGCAGTTGCGGCAACAGGAATAGCAGCCATGCACGCGGTTGACAATTCTCCGGCGGGTGGAATTACCGGATTTCAAGCCGGATGCATTATGTGGCAGGTTATTAGAGAATGGAACTTTCAGAACAATAAGACAGGGTTGAAAATTCTTGATTATGACAATCTTCTTTATCCGCAGTATAAAGCTTCTTTTATATCTATAAGTAGTAAAATTTGGGAATCTGTAAAGAAAGAAGCTCAAAACAAAATTAACCAGAATAACGATAAAGTGGAAAAATGGAAGGTTGCTCATGATAAATGGGTTATTGATATGGAGAAGTTTAAAGTGGATGTCGTGGAATGGCAGAAACAGCATCCGGAATATCCAACATATGAGGACAATCCAAAATTCTATGAGCATCTTTGCTTTGGAACCGAGAAAGAATGGGATGAAGAAACCAAGAAACAGGAGAGCGGATTTATGTTTGCTCCAACGGAACCATGCAATCCAAGTGCTAATCCAAATGTTATTGCACATTGGAAATCTATTGTTAATGGAAATGTTCCATTTGGTTTGAAAATTGAGGAGGAATGATAAATGCAGTATATCAAAGCGAAATTTCCAAACAGCACAAGAAGCTATGTGTATCGTACCGAGGATAATGTAAAAGCCGGTGACACGGTTGTAAATGCCAAAGGTGCAAAGCTGACTGTTACGGATGAATCGGTGAATATGAAGTGGGTAGAAACCTACGGTGCTGATAAGATGGCGGTTGTGAAGAAATATGAAGCGCCGGAAAAACGGTACATTGTCGAGCGTGAGTTTGAACACGCAGGCTACAAATGTGTTGTCATATTTGGAAGTATCGGGCACAGATGCGGTTATGTCGGCATTCCAAAGAATCATCCGTTATACGGAAAGGATTACAGTGGTTACCTTGAAATCAAGAAAGCCGATGTCGGGGACAGAGAAGTAAGCGGAATTTTTCCTTTGCTTGGTGCTTGCCTGGATGAAGATGAAAGAATCCGAATTGAAGCATATTTTCAGTGTCACGGTGGCATTACATATGCAGGCGGTGGAGAGCATTCAAGTTATCCAATCGAGAGTGATTTGTGGTGGTTCGGATTTGATTGCGGTCATGCAGGAGATAGACCGGATTACGAGTATGCAATCAAGCAGTTTCCGAAACGCAGGGATGAACTTGAAAGAATTTTAGATATTCAAAATCAGTGTCATTATGATGGCGATGTTATTCGCACCGAAGAATACGTTGCGGAAGAGTGCAAGAAGTTAGCGGAGCAGTTAAAAGAATTTGAAGAAAGCGAGGAATAGATATGGTTATCAAAACAAAGAGATTTTATGTAAACAGTAAGTCATGCAAGGTGGAACTTAAAAAAGAGGGTGCTGATTACCTTGTGGTAGTTGACGGCAATGTGTATGCAAAGACTCCGAACGAATTGCATGCGGTGCAGAAATTTAATGAGATATTAAGAAAGCGAGGAAAAGATATGATTAAATCAGATTTTGGGACAATAGAAGTAGACGGAAGAGAGCCGGTTATCATGGCTGAATTTGAAACTCTTTTAGTAGTATTAAGGAGAGTTCTCCGAGAGGAGAAATACAACCTTGTTTTGCAGAGAGCAAGCGAAGAGGAGCTGTCAAAGGATGGTAAAGAAATATCAAGAAACGACGAAGAAGAACGCATGGCAGAAGTTATCAAAGCTATTTTTAGTGAAATGGAGGATAAGTAATTATGGCAGAAAACAACAGTTTAGAGGTACAGAAAGTCAACACTGCGGTCAGCCAGTGGACTAATTCAATCACGAATCTTGTTACAAAAGATTTCGAGTTATGCGGTGTGCCGTATGATGATTATTCAAAGCAGTGCGCCATGTCAGCTATGACAAGCATTTATCATCTTGTTAAGGATAGCGATAAAATCAAGGATTTAAACGGACTTGATACATCGAATCTGCGAGAGGTTGTCGGTCAGTGCGCAAGCCTTAAACTCAATGCTAATGCAGTGCCGAGAGAGTGCTATTTCCAGCTTAGAACAAAGAAGTCCGGAGACAACTATGTGCAGGTTGTAGAAATGGGAATTGAGGGAGACGGCAACGATGCATTACTTCGTAACTATGGAGAAAATGTAGATACCGTATATCCTTGTTGGCTTGTTAAAGACGGTGACGAGTTTTCATATCCAAAGCATAAGGGTATCGAAATGACACCGCCGGAATGGGAAGAAATGGGACGATCACAGAAGGTTGTCCGTGTTGTTTATCCTCTGAAATTAAAGGACGGCACATTTCAGTATCTGATCGCAGAGAGAGACGGTGTAAAGGTTAATCTGTTTGCTCATGTGCGCAACAATCTGATGAATGAGACTTTCGGAATTTGTCAGAATCGTTACAAGGCATCAGCCGAGCAGTTGAGCAAAATCAAGGCTAAGAAAGAGGAGATTTTCGATGCTTTGAGAAAATGCGCAACCGTTGATGAAATGTTGGAATGTGAAGTTGCAAAGCCTTATATCAGCGCGGCATGGCTCGACACACCGGAATCTATGATTGTTCGCAAGATGCGTAACAATGCAATCAAGAAGTATCGCAAGGACTTTAACAGTATGGCAAAGCAGTCATTCAATCAGCTTGATGAAACCTATGTGCAGACGCAGGAAGAAATTGCAGAGAACGCCAATTCCGAACCGTTTGTCGTAACTGAATCCGAAGCAACCGAAAGTGCAGCAGTTGAGCCGGAGAAAGTAGCCGGAGAAGTCGTTGAGAATGACGAGAATGTACCGGACTTTATGAAAGATTAGGAGGTTGCCATGAGAGTTATATCACAGGACGGAGCACTTGATATTCCGTATGAGCAAGTAGTTATTCAGAGGTTTAATGGAGAAATCTATTTTTTGAACAAGAACCTTACAGGGATAGATGATCTTGTCAGTGACATTGTTATTGCTAAATACTCCACCGAAGAAAAAGCAAAGAAAGCCATGGAAGAATTGAGATATACCTATATGTGTCACAGCCTTGTAAAGATGGGGCAGACACCGCCAGATGGAATTGACGAAAATATTGACGAAAAACTCACTATGGGTTTGAGCGGAGTATTTCACTTTCCGGCAGAGGAAGAATTGGAGTAGGGTATGGATAATTTAACAAGATACACCGCAGACGATGAAGTACCGAATTGTGGACGATGTGAACACATCAATGATTCTAATGAATGGTGTATGCAAAATTGCGGCGGAGCAAATGGCTGGAGCGGCTATTTGAGATATGGAGAAAGCGAGGTGACAAAAGATTGAAACTTAGAGTTTTGGGTTCAAGCAGTTCCGGAAACTCATACGCCTTGATTTCAGACAGTGGCGAAATCCTTGCCATTGAAGCCGGATGCAAATTTCTTGATTTTAAGAAAATGATTGATTGGAAAATAGCAAATGTTTCCGGATGCATTGTGAGCCACGAACATGGAGACCATGCACGATACATAAAAGATTTCATGAAATCCGGCATTCCGGTTTATACGGCATTTGAAACACAGACCGCACTTGAAACCATTACAGGAGAGCGTACAATAGCCATTCCGCCACGCAGAGAGCGTCAAATCGGTAGTTTTACGGTAACACCATTCAATGTACCGCATGATACGGAAATCGAGTGCTACGGCTATTTAATCGAGCATGAGGAAATGGGTAAGCTGCTATTCTTGACCGATTTGGAATATTGCAAGTATGACTTTTCCGGTATGAAAGTTGAGCATATCATGGTCGAAGCCAATTATAGCATGGACTTGGTAGACCGGAATGAGCCTAACTATGAACACCGTCTACGAGGACACATGAGCCTTGATACGGCACTTAAATTTATTCAGACGAACGACAACCCAGCTTTACGAAATGTCGTTTTAATACACTTATCGGACACAAGCGGAGATCCCGCGTTATTCCTACAACGAACGAAAGAAGAAATTGAATACGGAGCAAATGTTTATGTTGCAGAAAAAGGGTTAGAGGTTGATATGAACATTTGTCCGTTCTGAAAGGAGAAAGCATGAAATTATACATTTACAGATTTTGGGGCGATAAATTTTCTTGTGGATAAGTAGACGTAGAAGAAAAGCCAAAAACGTATATCATTACTGAAGAATCCGAATTTGAATATAAAGGACAGAGAATCCGCAAGGACGAAATTGGTGTGTTAAGCGGTTGCAGCCGGGATAGGGTCATTCTGACGGAGAAAAACAAGAAAAAAGCTGTTGAAATGCTTATTAGCAGGCAGGGCGCTATTGTTGAGAGTTGCCGAGTACGTCTTGAATATGAAGAGAAAAAACTTGAGACCATCAAAGCGGAACTTGAAAAAGAATAATTAGGTTGAAACACCTTGGCGAAAGCCTAAAAGAAACTATCTTGTTTGGCGAATAGTTATCACAAACCTTATTGAAAGCCATGTTTTGGCGGTGCGTTTACCGTGCCGCCCTTACAAAAGATTGGAGGTAAAAATTGAAAATATGTGAATACTGTATGGCTGAATTTGAGCCGAAGCGACCAGATCAAAAATACTGTAGACCAAAATGCGCCAAAAGATTTGCGCAGTTTAGAAATTTTAAAAAGGCTGGAAGAATTGTGTATAAAAGAATATGCCCGAAATGCGGCAGACTGTTTATGACGATAGATGAACGCAAAGTTGATTGCCAAGACTGCATTAGCATTGATGTTAAAGAACGATTGAAAAAGCCAAAGGAAAAGGACGATGTAATCAAGGCTGTGAATCATATGGCACGCGCTTCCGGCATGAGCTACGGAAAGTTTGTGGCTCAAATGAGCATGAAGCCATTGGAGAGGAAGTGATTGGATGGGATATAAACACGGATTATCAAATAAATGCGGTAGATTATATCCTCTGTGGAAAAGTATTAAATATCGTTGCTATTGCAAAACTTCTCGCGACTATAAAAATTACGGTGGAAGAGGGATTGCAATGTGTGATGAATGGAAGAATGATTTTCTAAGTTTCCACGATTGGGCAATCGCAAACAGGTATAAAGAGGAAAAGACGGATAAGGGATTGAACATTTTAACCATTGACAGAATTGATGTTAATGGGAATTACGAGCCTAGCAATTGCAGGTTTGTAACAAATGCAGAACAAGCTAAAAACAAAAGAAATAGCATTCCTTTAGAGGAAAAATTTTTAAAATGTCCTGTTTGCGGAAAGCAATTTGTGAAAAAGCAGAGAAATGGGCAAAAAACATGTAGCAATCGCTGCGGAAGGATTCTTTATTGCAGAGAGCATCCAAACACAAAAGACTATATGAAAATATGTCCTATTTGCAATAATTCATTTAACGCCAAAAGAGGTGGTCATTACAATGACGCGGTTTATTGCAGTAAAAAATGTAAAGATTTATCGGGTTCGCCTGTTTGGGAGCACAACGGACAAACCCATAGGGTTGTTGAGTGGGCTGAAATAGTAGGTATAAATGCACATTGTTTATTACATAGAAAGGATATGGGTTGGACTATCGAAGAGATATTAACAACGCCATTGAGAGGTAGAAGAAAATGCCGAATGTAAATTATAAGCAGCTATATGCAATAAAAAAGAACAACGAGAAACGGATATTAAGCATTTGTCCGGAAATGAAAAATCAGAGCGGAATTTATTTCTACACGAGGACTGATGAAAACGGTATATCTTACTTTTATATAGGTCAGAGTGTTGACTGCTTAGAGAGAAATATTTCACATTTATCCGGTTATCAGCACATAGATCTTGCGATTAAAAAAAGAGGATTTTATAGTGAAGAAAATCCGTATGGGTGGAAATTGAATTTTATCCATTATCCGAGAGAGAAACTTGATGAAATGGAACAATATTGGATTTTGGAATATACAAAGAAAGGTTATCAATGCCGTTACAACAAAACGGCTGGCGGTCAAGGCACAGGAAAAGAAAAGATAAACGAATTTAAGCCGGCAAAAGGCTATTATGACGGCATTAAGCAAGGCAAAAAGAGTCTTGCCAAGGAATTATCGCATATCGCTGAAAAGCACCTTGAAATCCGCTTGAAGCCGGAGAAACAGGGTAACAAAGTTTCTGAAAAGCAGTATGAGAAGTTTATGGCTTTGATTTCTGAAAATACATATGAGGAGAGTGATTAAATGGCAGAAGTTAAGTGGATTAAGATCACAACAGATGTTTTTGATGATGAAAAGATTCTGCTGATTGAGAGTATGCCGAGTGCGGATAGCATCATTGCGATTTGGTTCAAACTTCTTATTCTTGCCGGAAAACAGAATAACAACGGTGTGTTTATGATGAGCAATAAACTACCGTTCACAGATGAAATGCTTGCCACCATTTTCCGCAGAGATTTGAACACGGTAAGGCTTGCGCTTAAGACCTTTGAAGAATTTGGAATGATTGAAGTTGTTGACAACGTGATAACGATTCCGAATTGGAATAAGCACCAAACGCTTGACGCTTATGAGAAGAAAAAGGAACGTGACAGGCTATATCAACAGAACCGAAGAAAGAAGCAGAAGAACCTAATTGAGCAAAAATCGCCCGATAAATCGTCTGACGTCGCTGTTTCAGATAAAGAAGAAGAAAAAGAAGAAGATAAAGAGAAAGAAAATATAAAAGAAAATTCGCTGTCGACCGATTCCGTAGATTTTTTTGATTTTGACGATGCATGGAAAAAGACTTTTAGTATATACCCCAAGAAAACAGCGTATAGTACCTCTAAAACAGCTTGGATGGATAAAGTGCTAGAAGTTATCGAAGAGAACCAACCGGACATTGCACGGCTGTTATACAAAGCCACAGAAGCATATTTGAGTGACTATCAAGAAAAGAATCCAGACGATACGGATTTTCGGTACATTCCAAAATATGTTGATTGGCTGAAAAATGATTGCGACTATTGGTTGCAGATCGCAGAGAAACGAGGTGATGACAGTTGACAGAAGCAGAGTTCGGAGTGATCGGGTGCGTATTGATTGACAATGATGTGTTAAATAGCATCTGGCGAACATTGAAACCGGAAATGTTTAGTTCGGATTTTGCGCAGGACACATACAAGGAAATGCTTGCCATGTATGACCGAAATGAAAATATTGATCCCATGTCTTTATCAATGGCACTTGAAAATCACAAATACACACAGGAACAGATTAGCGAATTGATGAAATCATGTATTACCGGAACAATCACTTCAACTATGGTTAAAAGTTATGCCGATGCGGTTGCGAAAGAATACAAAGTAAGAACGGTTCGTGACATGTATCAGAAATCCAGTTTAAAACCATGTGACATTGATGATACAATCAGCGATCTTCTTACAAGACTTGAACATTTGCAAGAGGGGAAAGAAGTAAAGTTAAAACCAATGAAGCAGATTTCAGTTGAGAATAAAGACAAATATTTCAACGAAAGCGTTGGAGAGGGTGGTATAAAAATAGGCTTATCGCAGCTTGATGATGCGCTTGGCGATCTTGAACGCGGTGATGTAACAGTAATTGCCGCAAGACCGGCAGTCGGTAAATCCGCACTCACAACACAGATTATTGGCAATATGGCAAAAAAGGGACTTAAAGTTGCATATTTCAATTTGGAGATGATTGACAAACAGGTGTATGAGCGATTTATTTCAAGGCTTACGGGAATCGGCTTAACGAGAATCAGAAGGGCAAAAGCGTTTCTTGGTGATGAACAGGAAAAATTTAACCAAGCAAATGAGGAAATGGGTGATTATCAATTATGGATTGCATCCGGTACCGTATCTCCGAGGGAAATAAAGTCAGAATGCAGACACCAAAACTTTGACGTTATCGTTGTTGACTATCTGCAATTGCTTATGCCTGATAACAGATATTCCGGAAGAAATGAAGAAGTAGCATCAATTTCAAGAGGTTTAAAATCGGTTGCAAGAGACTTAAATACGCATGTAATAGCACTTTCGCAGATAACAAGAGCATCTGAAAGCAGAGATACAAAAGAGCCTACTATGGCAGAGTTGAGGGAATCCGGAGCAATCGAACAGGATGCGTCAAACATAATTATGCTGTGGAATCTGTCAGACAATGACAAGGGAGCCAAGGGTGTAAAAATCGAGAAGAACAGACAGGGAATGACAATGCGTGAAGCAATGGAGTTTGATGGAGATCACATGAAATTTGTTGAAATCGAAAAACCATTCAATGATGTTGTTGCGGAAATAAAAAAGAAAGAACGTGGGGACGGATTCAAGCCATACAATGGCTATTGTCCGTTTTAGAGGTAGCAGCTATGGCAAGTGCAAAAATCGAAAAGGGTTCAGAAGAATGGCAAGTATTTATGGATTATTGGCAATTCATTCAGAAATACTATTCACCGGACAACGCTGATTCTTGGTGGGATGAAGTTGTAAAATCCGGAGAATCATTGATAAACAAATACAAGGGCATGGAGATTGAAGAACGTGCAAGACAGCTTGTATTGAGTCATTTTGCATGGTTGGAAATCACATACAGAAAGGAGAAATCAAAGAAATGAGCAATGCGTTGAGACGGAATAAAAAGCCAACATTTTACACAAAACAGGAAATGCGGATTATCGGGCGAAATGATTTTGAAAAGAGAAATGCTGATAAGGTTATATCAAAATCGTACAAAGATTTTGTCGTGATTGGGTACATAATTCTGCATGACAAATTCGGATTCGGACAGACAAGAATCATCCGGTTACAGGATTTTTTGAAATCTTACTTGGATGAAGCATCATGCGGCGGGAAGAACGGAAAGGACTTGGCTGTTTACCTGAAAGACAAATACGACATTGATACCAAGACAGAAGTTGAACAGATTCCGCAGCGGCAGTTAATGGTCTTATATGCCAAGAAAGGATTTTGTATCGAGCGTGAAGCCTACAGACTTTCCAGCGCGTCATTGTTTAACTATTTCGCGCTCACGCTTACGATTCTGAAAAAGGAATTTAAGCTGTCTGTGAAGCAGTTACAGCAGTTCACGGACAAGTTTATTGACTACATCGACACATTGGCTAATTACAAGCAGTTTCAGTTGACTGTACCGATGATAGCGCAGAGTTTGGCGAATGAGATTAAGTTTGTATGCGATTTGGAGGTTTAATATGACAAATAAAGAAAAATACGGAAATGAGATTATAGAACTTGCGGCAAACACAGCACTGTTTGGATTAAAAAATGGAAAGCCTGCAATTTGCGAAGAAATTAAATGTGAAGAGTGCGATTTTTATGAATCAGATTCGTGCAAAGGAAGTACATATAATTTCCGCGAATGGCTTAATTCAGAATATGTTGAGCCGCCTGTTGATTGGAGCAAGGTAGCGGTCGATACGCCGATTCTTGTGAGAAGCATAGAATCTGATGCGTGGATACGGAGGTATTTTGCAAAATACGAGAACGGAATAGTGTACGCATGGGGATACGGAGCAACATCTTGGAGTGCGCGCGGAAGTGGCGATATAAGCGATTGGAAAATGGCAAAGCTGGCAGAAAGCGAGGAATAGACATGGAGAGATTAACAATTGATGAGATAATCGAGCATTGCGGAAGAAAAACAGGAATGTACGAAAAAGCTTGTGATGTTAAGTATCTTGAAACAGCAGTTATGGGTAATGGGATAAAAGAATATTGGGAGCATAAACAGGTTGCTGAATATTTAAGAAAACTCAAAGAATATGAGGACTTAGAGGAACAGGGCAGACTTATCAAGTTGCCTTGTAAGGTTGGAGATAAAATTTTCCTTGATTTTGCAGGATTTGGAAAAGATGTAGACAAGTTTACAGTTAAGGACTTCCATTTGGATTGTTTTAAAGATGGAGAAACTACACTGTTTTGCGATTATGAATCAAATGACAGGACTTTATCTGGTCAAATTGATGTAATGGAATTTGGCAAAACAGTATTTCTCGCAAAATCCGAAGCAGAAGCAAAACTGAAAGAATTGAGAGGTGGAGAAAATGAGTAAGATTCTTGAAAGTGTAAACAAGCGTGACTTTGATAGAAGAATACCGGAAGTTGTTGAAATGCTTGAAGAAAAACAACTCTACGGAACTATTAGTTTGATAAAAGATTTGAAATATTACCTTGACTTAGCCATAAAAGAAAAAGCACACAATTACAACTGCCAGCACAACAGCAATTCAAGAGATAATGAGCCTTGTTGCAGATGTGATAGCAAACATACCAAGAAACCTATATTTAACCATAACCTAAGTGATACTCTTTCTGTATTCAATTGTGAATGCGGAAACACAATCATAGTAAGTCACGATATAGGAATAATGAATAACAACGATGCACCAAATTACTGTAGTAAGTGCGGTTGCAAGTTTGATTGGAGTGATGAAGAATGATGTTTCAATCGTACATAAATTTCTTTCTACTAATACTTATAGCCATTAGGTTAGATATTCTGACAGAATTTGGAGTTAAACTTTTTTGCATTCTGTCAGTTGTAGGGATGATTGGACATGAGATTTTTGATTATTTGAAAAGAGGAGATAAAAACGATGGGACTGATTGATGCAGACGCACTAAAAGAATATTGCATGCGTGCGAGTAAATCTGATGATGATTTTAGGAGAGTGAGTTTGGCAACATTGGCAAGCGTGATAGATGCACAGCCGACTGCCTACGATCCGGACAAGGTTGTGGAGCAGTTGGAAGACTATGGAAATGAAGAAACACACTATTATAAAAACACTCCATATGAAAAGTGCATAGAAGAATGCGTACATAAAGCAATCGAGATTGTGAAAGGCGGTGGAGTAGAGTGACAAGCAAAAAATTATGTGAAATGTGCACGGAGTATTCTGCTGACGAAAAATGTGAGTACAAAAATACTTGCGAATTGCAAAAGATTTTGACGGAAAACAAAGACCTGAAAGCGGAAAATAAACAACTTAAAGCGAAAGTTGAAAAGTTAGAAGTTGAAAAATCATGGTGGAATTCACCGGACATGATGGGAAGGTGGTGAAACAGATGGCGATTAAACCAATTTTATTTAACACCGAGATGGTTCGGGCAATTCTGGACGGACGGAAAAGTTGTACCAGACGGTTGGTTAAACATGATGTTGAATCAGTTCTCAACAGTCCATATCATAAGGCACATCCAGAGGTAGAAGATAAACAGATTATAAGCAAACTATGTAATCCACCGTATCAGCTTGGGGATATCATCTACATCCGTGAGACCTGGGCGTGGTGTCCGTGTTGGGATTGCGGTCTGGATGTTGAAGAGACCGGATGCGGGCACGAACAAGAGCAAAAATACAATGGTGAGAAAAAGGAACATGGATGTTACATATACCGTGCATCGTGTGCCGACAATGAATATCCATCGGTGGATACGTGGCACCCATCCATCCACATGCCGAAAGAAGCGGCGCGTATCTGGCTTAAGGTTACGAATGTGAGGGTGGAGCGGTTGCAGGAAATCACGGTGGATGGATGCCACAGAGAGGGTATAAATATTGAAACAAGTGCTGTGACAGATGGAGAAACTTTAAATAGAAAACATGATTTTAGCTTAGAGAAGTTTGAAACCCTATGGGATTCAACCGTAAAGAAATCCGACATTGACCGCTACGGTTGGGATGCGAATCCTTGGGTATGGGTGATTGAATTTGAGATGTGCGAGAAACCGGAAGGAGTGTGAGGTATGAGTAAAAGCAGAGCTAGTAAAATGAACGGCTATCGTAGCATGGTAAGCCGGCAGAAAAATGATGTTTTTAAGTTTAAGCCTAAGAAGAAAAAGAAAGGGTGATTCAGAATGAATTTGCTTGAACACTATGTAACAAACATAACTCACGAAGAACCAATCGAAAAGAACGGAATGTTATTTTTCAAGGTTGTATGTGATGTTGATTGCTATGGTAACAAAGAGATTCAGAAAGAAGTTTTGCTTTCAGAAGATGATTATGCAGAAGCTAAAAGTAAGGGCTATTATTTAGCCTAAAAAGAAATGGTGATGTAGAATGAAGATTTTAAGTAAGAAAAAATATAATCAGTTACTTCAAGAAGTATCTAACAAAGACAATAAAATTTCTGAACTTACTGTAGAAAATGCAATGCTAAAAGAAGCGCTTGAAGATAAAAAGACAAGTTGCAAGGCAAATGTTGGCAAAGATTTTTGTAATGTTTGCAAAAATTCTTACAGTTATAGGAAAAATAATGGGCTTGTTGCCATTAACTGTTTAGGTTGCTTGCTTGCTGTGTCTTGCGAGGATTTTAAGAAAAAAGAAGATAACTAACTAAAAATCAAAGAAAGGAATAGGTTGTGCGCACATAAAACCGAGGTTTCCTTTTGGTAAGAGAAAATGTTAGATTTTGGATATTACAACATGGATTGTATGCAAGGAATGAAAGAATTTCCCGACAAATATTTTGACCTTGCGATTGTTGATGTGCCTTATGGAATTGGCGAAAGCGGCGGTAAAAACAAGAGCAGGGGTAAATTAGCAAAGCCTACTGATTATAAGGATTATATCGGAAATGATAGTAAGGCACCGAATAAAGATTATTTTGGGGAATTATTCAGAGTATCAAAAACCAAATTATATGGGGTGCAAATCATTTTATAAGCAAAATTCCATACGATAGCAGTTGTTGGATTGTTTGGGATAAAGTAAATGGAAACACAGATTTTGCAGATTGTGAACTTGCGTGGACTTCGTTTGATACTGCAGTAAGAAAAATATCATTTATGTGGAATGGAATGTTGCAGGGAAAGAGTATTTCAGAAGGTCATTTAATGCAAGGCGACAAAAGTAAAAACGAGAAAAGAATACACCCAAATCAAAAGCCAGTTGCATTGTACGAATGGATTTTAAGCAGATACGCAAAAGACGGAGATATTATTCTTGACACTCATGTAGGCAGTGCGAGTAGCTTGATAGCTTGTTATAACACAAATCATAAATTTGTCGGGTTTGAGCTTGACGAATACTATTACAAGGTATCAAAGCAGAGGTTAGATACCGAAATGGCACAAATGAGATTAAGTGATTATATTTAACAGGAGAAATGGCTTATGAAATTTACAAAATTCATTAAGCCAGAACTTGAACAAATCAAAGAAAATGCCAATTTCACGGAAGAAGAGGAGAGAATTTTCTCTCTTCTCTGCCGTGGTTTTTCACAAAAGCAAATATCCACAAAAGAAAATCTATCACTAAGAACGATAGAGTACAGAGTGAGAGATATAAAAGATAAAATAGAAAGAACGGGGGTATTTGATTGGATGAAAAAGAACTGTTGAAATATGCCGTTGATAGTGGTATTCTCGACATAGCACTTGTGCAGAAACAAGTCACTATGCAAAAGAGAGAAAAATTACTCAACAAAAATCCCTATAAAATCTATCAAGGAAAGGATGAGAACTGGTACTCATATCTGCCGGATGAAGTTAAGGGCAGACGTAAAATCAAGGCAAAGCGCAGAGAAGCGGTCGAGCAGAAGATCATTTACTATTGGAAAGAAAGAGAGGATGACCCTACAGTAGAGGAAATCTTCAACCGTTGGATTTCGCAAAAGCTGGAACTTGAAGAAATCAGCAGGGCAACCTATGACAGATACTTAATGGACTTTCAGAGATACTTTGATGGCATCAAGGATAAGAGAATCAAAAGTGTAGACGAATGCGAGCTTGAAACGTTTATACGAAATAGCATCCATGATTTCAACATGACTTCCAAGGCATTCTCAAACTTCCGAACGCTGATTTACGGAATCTTTAAGTATGCCAAACGGAAGAAGTATGTCAAGTTTTCCATTACATACACGCTGAAAGACATGGATATATCGCCAAAAGCGTTTAAGCACGTAGTCCGGCAGGCAAAAGACCAAGTATATATGCCGGATGAAAAGGAACGCATGGAGATGTACTTAAGGAATCACTTGGATATCGTAAACCTTGGATTGCTATTCATGTTTAAGACAGGGGTACGTGTCGGGGAATTGTCGGCATTAAAGCGGAAAGATGTTGAAAACTACACGGTTGCTATCAATTCTACAGAAACACGCTATCGTGATGATGATGGTTTTCACTATGAAGTCAAAGACTTTCCGAAATCAGAAGCTGGATTGCGATTTGCCATATTACCGGATAAGTACAAATGGATTCTTGATGAAGTACGAAAGAGAAATCCCTTCGGGGAATATCTATTTGAGAGAGACGGAGAACGGTTGAAATCCTACAACTTTCGTGAACGTTTGCGGTATATCTGCGAACATGAACTGCGAATGAAAGTGAAATCTCCACACAAAATCCGAAAGACATACGGAAGCATTCTTCTTGACGGAAAAGTGAAAGAGTCCACAATCCTTGATACTATGGGGCATACAGACATTAGTTGCACAAAAGATCATTATTATTTTGACCGCACCGGAATTGAGGAAAAGAGACAGGAACTTGACTTAATCGAAGCATTATGAGTCCCTAGTACTCAAAGGTACTCAAAGAAAAATTGAAAGAATGGCTATTTTAAGCCGTTTCAATGCAATTACTTTAGGGTTCGATTCCCGTACGGACTGTTTTAAAAGTCGCATAAACACTGTGTTTGCGGCGTCTTAAAAAAATTGGTACTCAAAATGGTACTCAAAAATTGAACACAAAAGAAAGGAGTCTGCACAAGTGCTTTAGATTCTTTTCTGTAAATGGTAGACTTGGAACGCTTTGGGCGTTCTTTTTTTATGCGGTTTTTCTGCTTATTTTTTGCGGAAGAACCGTATTTTTTTATGCAAAAATATAAGTATAGGAGGGATGCGGAATGTTATTTACAGATGAAATTCTTGAAAAAATCTTAACAAGAGAAGATGTTTCAAAGGTTCCGCTTGTGTATCAGTCAGCAATGATACACGCAATCAAGGAAGTATTGGAGGAAGAGAATGTATCAGATGCAAAATCAGAATATGGCATTTAACCCAAACCCAAGCTATGCCGCATATCAGTACAACCCAATGCAGAGGTTTCAACAGCCAGAGCCACAGATTCCGCAGATGCAACCGCAGTTTCTTGGAATCCAAGGAAAAGTAGTGCAGTCGGAATCGGCAATCATGGCAAATGATGTGCCTATGGATGGAAGCGTTGCGTTTTTCCCAATGCAGGACATGAGCGCAATCGTAGCAAAACAATGGGATGCCAACGGAACAATCAGAAAGACCGTTTACAAGCCTTTTAATGAGCAGATGGCAGATTCTTCAAGCGATGATAAAAGAATTGAAATAGGGCTGTCTGACGATGCGACAAGGGCTATTACTGACAAATTGGATTGCTTGTTTGGAAAGATGGAAGAGTTGGAAGATAAGCTATCTTCGCAAACGCAAAGAAAATCTTCACGAACACAAAAGGAGAGTGAGTCTTAATGAATCCTATGCAGATGTTACAGGGAATGAGAAACCCACAGCAGTTTTTACAACAAATGATGGGGAATAACAGCGTAATGAGCAACCCTATGGCACGCAATGCTATGCAAATGGCGCAGAAGGGAGATTCCAAGGGCATCGAACAGATGGCTAGGAATTTGTGCAAAGAAAAGGAAATGCGGCAGATTGCGGATGCATTGGGGCTTGATTTAGAAATTGTAATGAAAGAGAAGAAATAAGAAAAC